GTACCTATTTCGCCGACTCCTGCGTGCAGCGGATTTGAATGTAATTATGTGTAAAACATTCAGCTTATCGCAAATAAAACAACACCATCAGGTAAGATAATATGGCCAGTGATATGGAAATCGTCCAAACCGGTAAAACGGTTTTGTTTTTATACCCAACACCAAATTGTCTAAACTCCCCGTCTGGTCCATAAGCAAATGCCGGTTTCATTACATGAAATAATGTAAATAAGATAAGAAATAGAATTACTGCAAATGTTGTCTTATTCATACGAACATAAGATTGTGAAAACATGGATTTTATAACCGCTTTTATACTATGTGTTTATAAAATCATTGTACGGAATACAATTCATAGTCACGGGGGCTTAGTCGGAACCAAAATCGCCTCCTCCATCTTCTTCGTAATAGGCTCCATCTGCATCGTCGCCCGTATATCCGGCAATATCGTTTGCTTCTTGATCATAAAATGCATCCACCTCCGCGCCGTCATCATCCTCGATTTCTTGGACATTTCGTTGAATGACCACGTCCTCTTCATCTGCGTCGTTTTGATTCGCAAGTTGGTTTAACAGGTCCTTGCGCTCTTCTTCATATCGCGATTTGTCGTAATTCACTAAACCCTTGCGCAATCCAACATTCCAACGCCCCAATTTCAATATTTTCTTGGTATCTTCCACCTTGCGTTCGTCTGCATCCATATCGCGCAAAAAGTCGGTTATCAGCTTCTTCTCTTTCATCTTGGACTTGGATACTCGTTTTTCAATATCACTGTAAGATAAATCGACCGCCTTCTTATTCTTTTCTGTAATGTCCAAGAAAGCCAGTAACAGATCGGCCACGCGAGATTTCAATTGTTTCTGATCACCCGCGGTAATTTGAATTTCGGCTAAATCATCCCCATATTCCGCATCGCCCCCTCCCGCATACGTTTCACTCGACATACCCAAAATAAATTCGTCTTCATTTTCGCGTATGGATTGACGGCGCATCTGCTTCCGCGCTTGGACATCCATTTGCAGCAGGTCGTCATTATCGGTGGCTCTGATGTATTCATATAAAACGGAATACCATACATACGAGTAAATCATATACAATGTACGTTTCGTAAAGAGAGAATAATAGGACCGCGCAGGTTCCTCGCCCGCGGCCTCCTTGTGTATCGGTGTAAAAGTTGGGATGAGTTGTAGAAAGTCCGTCACATCGCGCAGATTGGATTGGACTTCTTGGAGCAAATTTGTAATTGTAGAGTCGTTCATAAAAGATTGCAGCTGTTTATAATAATCGCCAATAAATCGTGAAATATCCATATTATGCTCATTCGCCAAATTCCAGTGCTTGTGTGCTTTTGTACTTACATTATGATTATTCACAATCATTTCTGGAAAAATGCGGCTCATAGAAAACACCGAATTTCGCATAAATTGGGTGGCGGAATACATGGCCGATTCGTCATTCTTGGACAAGGCGGATTGATCCATATTCCACATATGAATGTTCGCCATCATTTCTTCCAATTTCTTCTTTCTCGCAGGCGCCAGATTCCCGTTTCTTCCCAAAAAATCCACAATGCGGTCCAATAATTCCGTATTGGATCGCGTGAGCCAATTATTTAGACGATATGTTTCATCTGAGTCTTGCGCAACCATATTACGCGGATTAAATTTCGCCAAAACGGGATCCAAGAATTCGCGGAACTTGGCGCATATGGGAATTTCATTATCGTTACCGTAACGTTGGTCAAGATAGCTCAAGAAATCGCGCAATCCAGACACGCGACTGCCCTTCAACTTGCCCGTTTCAATATTCACCAAATTCCGCTTATTCACTGCATCCATTAATTGCAGCAAGTTCCCATTATTGAATCGCTTCCCATGCTTTTTCAAAAACTCGATTTTATCCGATAAGGAGGCGCGCGGCTCGTATTCAGGTACCTTTTCGGGAAACAACCCACGTAAATATTCGGGAATAGGCATCAAATTGTCCAAATTGCAATAATGAATAAAGGCCAAATAGACATTTTTCTCAAAATGGTCGGCGGGCATTTCCATCGTAAAGGTCAATCCCGTGCGTTTGGGGTCATATAACATACTTGCTCTGGCCAAATTTCGAACATTCTCTATAATTTCACTCCATCCCTTCACCATTCGAACATGGACAGTAATTTCTTTGTTCTTTTCTTCAAAGTAGTCCAAGACGCGAGATGTGCGTTTATCATTGCAACATGCGTTTTCGGTAAAATATACATTGGACGCAGTACGCAATAAAAGACCCTTTGATTTCACAATCTTATTGATTTCTTCGATCACCGCAAACCCAAACTGCGCGGATTTGGTTTTAAACATAGCCAATTGATTTCGCTGTTCCTTATTCCCAGTACGCATCAATTCCACCATTTCAGTTTTGTATTCGGTGGAAATCCCGCGTAAATCCTTTACTACTTGAAAATCGACTACGGGGGGCAAGAAATGGACCCATTTTTGGATGGAATGTTCCTCTGGAATGACCTCGTCTGGATGCAACACCAAATACTCGCGTTTTTCCGCATACAATTCCATCAAATCAATACGGGTTAATATCGATGTACGGATGACCGTTTCGATTTGTTTTTGTATGATTTCCATAGGCAGGGGTTTAATCGCGTTCCATGGTTTAATGCTTTTGGCTTTGATCGCATTTAATACGCACGCCAAATATTGAATACCCGATTTGTCTTCGACTGAACCCTGATTATCAGGAAATCCATGGAAGGATTGCACGCAGCCTGGAAACGTTTTCTGAATTTTGAAGGAAGGTATCGAGGTTTGAATCGAAACCAATATAACAGACGTTACAATAAAAATGATCGACTGGTTGCGGTATATTTCATATGGCGGTGGGCGGCGGTCCTTATCTTTTCCGTCTGCATTATACACATCCTCGCTTTTAATATCCTTTTGCATGATTTCGAGACATGTGCGCAAAACAAATTCTTCCACCGATTCTAACGGCAAACCAATATTCATCGAAATCGCGCGGAATATATTATAAACCATTTCGGTGTCGGGATTTTCCGATACACGGTCTTTATGGGCCCTTTTAGTTGCTATCAATGCGATCAGCGCATCGCCGGCATCTTCTTCCATTATATCGGCGGTAATAATAGGCCGACCAGCTTCGTCAAACCCCTGTTCATCGACAAAGTCGATTTTTCGAATCACGTAGCCGCTATATTTATCGACGATGCTGTCTCCGTCGTCGCTTAACATTCCCTGCTTCCTGCATAACTCATTTTGTTTATGTGCATAATTTCCGCCGGAAACAAAAGTGCGCGCCAATTCGTATAAACACGTCGGGAGCAAGGGCGCATTTGTTTCGGTACAATAGAGCCAATAGAAACTTTCGCCCAATTCCGCAACCATCGCATTACGGCAATATAGTTCAACGAACCGAATCAGGTCCGATTGACGTTTTACAAAATCATCTTGTCCAAGAATTTCGTCGCGTAGCGCCAAATAGGGGGATTGTATTAAATCGCCGGTATTCGCAAACCGACCAAGATCAAAGGCAAGATTATTCGCCTTATATTGTTGCACATGCAATATGCGCTTAGTTGCTTTCACAATACGCATCGACTTTTCCACTTGTGCTTTTAATTCATCTTGCAATTTTTCCGTCGAAATCGCAAACCGTTCGTCGAATTCACCGACCATCTTTTTACGCGCGATTTCATGCATGCGTTTTTCGGCATCTTGGACGCTTTCACACACCTTGGCCTTTGTATTGCGAAAACAGATTTTGCTCATATTGCAAAACAACGTATTACTATCAATAAAAGCATTTTCATCCACACTTTCATCATGAACCCACTGTTCTCCAATACGTTTATAATACGCAATTTTTTTGCGCAAATCCGCCTCTTGTTCCACCTCTGCGCGCTCTCGTACCAACAATTTGGCGTTGTCGGTTGATCCCGGTAATTGCGGTTTGATTTCCAACACGGAATATTCTCCAGGTTGAACACGTTTTTTGCCTTCAATGATACTGGTAGCCATTTCATACGACATTTTTGGGGGACACTCGTGCTTTTGCACCAATGCTTCCGCCAAGAATTCGATAAAGTCCTCGTGACTATATTTTTTTTCCTCATCCTTGTATTCCTTTAACAATTGATACGGAGTATCGTCGTATTCTTTGTCGAAAAATACGTTCTTTTCGCCATTGTCTTTGTGCAAATCTTGCATGGATGAATATTTCTTAGTCAATACGCGGCGGGCACAATCCGACGGTTTGATTTTCTCAATGGCCGACATGTCGTCCTTTTCTGTACTTTTCTCCAATGCTTCAACTAAATTTTCGGGTGTAATTAAAGAGCTCGTTAAGAGGCGTACCAAATTGCTGAAAAGGCGCGAATTATCCAAAAAAATGATCTTGGACATCCATTCCTCGGGAGATAATCCAGGATCGTCATTGCCTACCTTTTTGTGTCGCATTTCCGTTCCGACGTGGATGTTATACATATCGACCAACATATCAAACAATTCCTTCTTCTCAAACAACATGGTTTCCATGCGATGTTGATACGGCGCAGATCCGGAATAATGGGCATTTCGCAATTTGTTCATTTCATCGCGCGATTTTTCCAAAGTAAGCTTATATTCCTTGGACTGTTCCTTAATAAAATACCGAATCGCGTTGTAATTCGTATAATTCAGATCCTCGGTATAAACTAAAAACGGTTCCAATGCGTCCGTCGCGCGTTTAATAGACAACAGACTCGATAACTTCGCAGCAGGATGCATTTTCACCAACATCTGAACCAGCGTTTTTGTATTGGGTACCGCCGCGTCCAAGAATTCGCGAAATCGCTTCGGTGTTTGTTCAAGTCCCTCATCCAAGACAAAGTTATGTATGGTATGCGGACTGTCTTCAACATGCCCCCAAAACTCGGTATCATGATCTTTACCTAATTCCCGAATAATTTTGGGCGTGATATCGACACGTTTATGCAACATGCGAAACAAATAGAAGTAGTTTTGCGAAAGGCCGGATTTGGTTAAAATGGACGAACCCGGTAAATCAATGGACGAAAATTGCGTTACCGCGGGAGGCAGCACGAGTAACGACTTCATGGTAATGCTGTCTGTTTGCGTAATTTGCTCGCGAATATAGACTCTACGCCCGGTTTTGGATATGGTAGAAGCCAAATACGACTGCCCCAATTCAAAACGTTGAATCACATGCTGACGTCGTATATATCCCTCCTTGTCTTTGCTCGCACTTAACACGGTACTGTAAAAGTTTTCCAAATTATTCACAATGGTATCCATCGCGATTTGTATAGGAACATTTGGCGCCAAGTAATTATCGGGGTGTTGTGGTGGATCAACCGGCGTCATCGACGGATGCAATTTCTGATAGTATTTTACATATGCCGGAACATCGCCTCCCTTGAGTCGGTTCTTCAAATAATCGGATTGCAACGTTTCGTCATTTCCTAAAACCTCCGCATTGGTGTATTGCAGCACATCATTCATTGTCTCTGGATGAATTTGTGTATAAACCTTCTTTTGCAATGTAACTACCGGCAAAACCCATTTTAACTTCGCATCTAAACTGTAAATATGGTCGGCCAACGGTTTGTGTTGAAATCGCATAAATTTTGCGTCTTGGACATTTCCGCGACTATCAAAATTCGAAAAATCTTCACGAAGCTCTCTAAATCGTTGAATGAGTAAATGAATATTGTCCAACACGGCCTTTGTCCGTTTCGAACTGGGATATTCGGATAGCAACTCATCTAGCATATCATTTACTTGCGTTTCAATTCCATGTCGTTTTTGCTTTTCAGACAATTCGACTTGTTGTGTGAATTCCTCATATTCTTCGCCATACACAATCTCATTTGCAGCCGAATACATATTATGTAATTCGTCGCGCACCGAAACATCTGGGCGCACTCCCGGGGGAAGCGAAATAATCGCTTCGCCAACTTCATTATATTCAATCGACGCCTCTTGTGCGGCAAACCGTTCCGGCTCGAATTCCTCCCCTTCTTCCAATTGTTCGCGAACATGCAACAACGACTCGATTTTCTCTAGCGAAGCTGGTTTTGTTCGTATCACAATTTGTTCCAATGGAATTGCCTTGGTCAAACCTTTGTACTCAAAATCAATGTAAATTGTATCTAAATCGGGGTATGTCGTGATTTCTATCATATCTTCTTCTAAATTGGTGATTTCGCCGGTAATAATTGTGGGTACTTCTCCGCCGAAATGTATATCAACCCATGTTTTGGGCAAAAGCAGATGTTGCCGTGCGTATCCGGGTTCTTCGCTTCGACTTAACAGTGATATCACTCGTATCGACTCATCACGAATACGTCCGTGTTCATCCAACTTCAAATGATACGGATGAAACGTAGAAACATTCGTTAAATCTATTTCTTGGTCGTCAATGTAAGTAACAAAGAATGTATTATCGTTTAATTCCGAATTACTGGGTGCATATATTTCAACAATGTCTCCCAATTCCAATATAATACCCCCATTGTCTTTTGTATGTACCTTATTATCGGAATCATTCTTATCTGAATTATCCCGATTATCTAATTCAATTTCAGACATTATATACTACCTACATAAATTTCATTTGAATAGTTTCCGTGAGACATAGTTATTAGATCACACCAACCTATGAAAGAATATAAATGGACAATGATATATTCATGTATAGCCCCCGGTCTTTTACAAATAAATGAGCATTTCAAGTGAGCAAAACACGTATCCATCCTATTTACTTGAATCTCAACCCAAATCGTCTAAAATCAAACGTCGAGATTATCATGTGCGTAGCACCGATACACATTATACAATATTTAACTACGACGGTGATTATATATGTTATGACGAACCCATTCAAACAACGCAATATCGATCGGTAATTATGAGTCATCCCGAAAAACAGTTATTATCGTTTTCTCCTCCCAGAGGAGTACATGCCGGCACATTTCGCAAAACATATTCTATTCAGGATCCGAATATCTACGTCAATGAAATGGTCGAGGGCACATTAATTCACCTATTTTACGACAAGCGTATTTTAGGGTGGGAAATTGCTACAAAAAGCGCAGTCGGTGGTCATTATCGCTTATCTGAAAAAAATGCGGGGGATAATAAAAACATGCCCACTGTGCGCGAAATGTTTTTAGAGGCGCTCGCATATCCCGTGGATACGTCTTTTTCACGAGTAGTATTGTTCGAATGCTTACCTAAGCAATATTCTTATACTTTTATATTGCAGCATCCCGCGAACCCAATTTTGTCGTATCCCACAAAACCGTGCGTTTATTTGGCGTCGGTCTATGATATTACACCCAAAGAACGGCGTGCAATCTGCATTCCACCGTCCATTTACCAATCCTGGGATTTTTTACATAACGCCCCCATTTTGTTCCCTACCACATTTCATTTGCACGATTGGGAGGAAATAACGGGAAAAATGGGATTATTTAATCGAACCAATTTCGAATACATGGGGTGCATAGTAACCCATCTATGTAGTGGAGAACGATGTGTAATCAAAAATCCGGTTTATGAAGAAATTATGCGGACACGTAAAATCGACCCTGGACTATTTTACCAATATTTATGTTTAGTGCGAACATCGAATCTACAATCATATTTACAATATTATCCAAAATTCAAGACCCTGTTTTACCAGTTTCGCCAAACATGCGACGAGTTTGTAGAATTACTACACACGCATTATTTAGCGCGTTATGTTTGGAGAAATTGTGATCAGATTTCGCTGAAATATTCTCCTTACATCGATGATATACATCGCATGTTGTATTTACCTGCCGCGAAAACCGGAAATAAAATGCGCATTACACAGAGCATAATCCGCAAATATTTATTTTCCAAGTCGCCAAATGATATATTGTATGCGGTGCAATACGAAAAGCGCGACGAATATAAGCGCAATCTGGCGCGTTTAGAACGGTAATAAAATAGCTTGTTATATTATGGACACGGAAATTCGTCCATGTGCCCCTTTAGCTTAGTGGTATAGCACAAGTCTTGTAAACTGGAGGTCGCGCGTTCGATTCGCGCAGGGGGCTTTTAGCATATTACAACAAAACGTGTTTGGTTGTAATATTTCAACAATGGAAATCACACTGGTATAAATTTACACCTTTTCACAGTTAAAACGCCCAATTTTAATAGTTAGTTAATACATATATGGCTGGAAAAAAACGCTCTGGACTTGCGAAAGATAGACGGGCTTATGGGTGTGCTTGCTCACCACCGTGGCCTCCAGCTTACAGAGTAACATATTATGGAAATACCAATACAGGCGGTATTGTGCCGGTAGATAGTAACTCCCCATACGTTGAGTTTTCCGTTGTAACTGTTCTAGGAAATAATGGTTCTCCTGCATTATCAAAAACTGGATATATTTTTGCGGGATGGAATACAGCAGCCGATGGGAGCGGCACGTCTTATGTGGAAGGAAACACATTTACAATTATCACGAACACTCGGCTATATGCACAATGGACTCCAATATACACAGTAACATATGATGGTAATACCAATACAGGTGGTACTGCGCCTATCGATGGCGACTCCCCATACGTTGAGTTTTCCACCGTAACAGTTTTAGGAAATAATGGTTCTCCTGCATTATCAAAAACTGGATATATCTTTGCCGGATGGAATACAGCAGCAGATGGGAGCGGCACGCCGTATGTTGAAGGAAACACCTTTATAATTACTGCAAACACTACTTTATATGCACAATGGACCCCAATATACACAGTCGCATATAATAATAATGGCGGAACGGGCACTCAAACTGATCCAAATTCCCCATATGTTACTGGTTCGTCTGTTACAGTTCTTGACCAGGGTACAATGGCCCGCAGTGGTTATATCTTTGCTAGATGGAATACATCAGCAGATGGTTCTGGAACATCTTATTCTCCTTCAAACACCTTTATAATTAGCGCAAACACTACTTTATACGCACAATGGACATTAGTACCTTCAAATTACACAGTAACATATGATGGTAATACCAATGATGATGGAAGTCCTCCAATAGATGTTTTATCTCCATATTCTCCTGGTTCAACCGTAACAGTTCTTGGAAACAATACTCCTCCCGCATTAGAGAAAACAAATTATGTTTTTGCAGGATGGAATACTTTGCCGAATGGTTCCGGAACAACCTATGTTGGCGGCAACACATTTATAATTAACGCAAATACAGTTTTGTATGCTAAATGGATACTTGTAGGTGTTAATTTGAGTTATCTACCCGGAACAGGTGGTATTGGAACAGCACCATCAAGTTCTGAAACATATTATGATGTCTTTAGCACACAGCCTGTAGTAGGCAATACATATACAAACGCGGGGTCTTCATTTGGTGGGTGGAATACCTTAGAAAATGGAAGCGGAACAAGTTATCCTCCCGGTTCAACTATTATCATGACTACAAATATATTGTTATACGCTCAATGGAGTACTCCTCCAACTACTTATAATTTAACATATAATGAAAATAGTGCAGCAGGTGGTTCTGGAACTGCACCAAACAGTCCAAATCCAACGATTTATAGTTCGAACGCGACGGCTACTATATTAGGAAATACAGGCCCTTATATAAATTCTGACCCAACTAAAATATTTTATGGGTGGAATACTGCAGCCAATGGAACCGGAATAAGTTTTCTTGCCGGCTCAACTGTTACAATGAATACGAGCAAAACACTGTACGCTCAATGGGGGAATTCTCCATATGTTACGGTAACCTATGATGCGAATGGAGCTACTGGTGGTGCAGTTCCAGCACCAACTAATTATCCATCCGGCGTTCAAGTACCAATTTTAGGACAAGGTTCTCTTACTAACACAGGATACACATTTTTAGGATGGAACGGGTCATCTACCGGAGCCGGTTCATTATATTCTCCTGGATATACATTTACTTCTAACACGGTCACCTTATATGCTCAATGGGCGATCGGAACACCAATTAAAACCTGCGGCGGAGGTGGGTATGCATTCAACGTCGGACAACGCTATGCGACGACTGCGACTTGCCCATACGCCATGATTATTCGGAACACAAATACGATTACTCCGAACCCTACGATTACTATTTGCACAAACGCGTTGTTTGGTACAAATACCACAAATTATGGTTCGGGTACTTACCCCACTGGAATAATTTCAATGGCTAGCAAAGTAGTTATTACACCAACAAATATAACAATTAATACAAATACCAGTTATATTAACTCTGCATCCAATAATAATTATTCTCAAAATATAACAAACGCTATTGCTAATTACTGGCCTTCTGGAGCAACTATTTTAGGTTATTTATTGCCTCAGACTTTTTCTGAAAGAAACAGTAATCCTTTTAGTAATTCTATTCCACCAACATATGACGTATCAACTCGTAAAGTAAATGGTGGTTGTGGTATTGTAGGAGGTAGCTATCTTTTAGGTAATGTATATAATGCCTTTTCATGGTTTGTTCAAGGAATAACAATATTATATTCCGACGGCACAAACACTCAATTGTTTAGTTGCCCGGCAAATGTAGTATATACAATAAACCGCACAACGAATCCGATTGTTTGGTCAAATCCGCCAACTTCATCATACCCTTATTACGGACTCACCCCTCGTACAAGTGATGTGCTAACTGCGATTAATATTATAAGATCAACCGGATCTAGATATGTAAATCCTGCTATGCCCGATTATACAGTTCAATATAACGGAAACGGTGCGGTTGTAGGAAATCTTCCTTCCCCGCAATATATGTCCCCCTATACGGCTACTACATCGATTACAATTGGTGCTCAAGGAAGCTTGGCTAAAAGCTCGCCACCGAATACATTCAGTGGATGGAATACTGCTGCGAATGGATCTGGAACAAATTATGCCCCCGGTGCGACATATAACGGAGGAGCAAGTCTTATATTATATGCGAAATGGGTTTAAACCGGTATATTTTTGAAATCAGGATTGTAAAATTACACGGATTAACATGTGAAAAATTAAAATGGGACATTTTAATTCTTCGTTGGTTTAAGTTTAGACATACAGGGAAGACAATTTGCTAAGATTCAATAAATATTTAGCAGTGTGTTGTTTATTCGCGTCATTCATTGAACGAAGCGGTTCGCGCAATGTATCGATAATACGCATTACGTCTTTCCCACCGGACACAGCACCCAAATCATCACCATAATCCTTCTCAAAAAAGAACTCCACTTTCCCTTTATCAATTACCTCCTTATATTGACTATATACATGCTTGTGCCAGACCTTGAGAATAATCGTAGGGTTCGCCTTTTTAATGGTTTCAAATGATTTACGCGCAGTTGCGATATCCGTGTTTTCTGGGAAAATACGGACAATATCATCAAGAAACTCGAAGAAATGAGCGTTGAATGTTTTCAAAATATTTGACTTGTCGGTCATTTAGATAATAAAGGATCTCTTTTTTATATATATTATTGTAATATATATGAAATCTATATTAACATCTACATATACAATTTATTTTATTCTGGTGCTGGTGTTGCTTGCGGGTATATATGTGTATTATAGTCGAAATGAAATTAAGATGTACGAGGGTCTTACACAAACGTCATCTGCATCCGCAACGACTACAAACAACAAACTCATATCCAGTAGTATTGCCGATGCTACGCAGCAAACCGCTTTAGGGAATATCCAAAGTCTAATCACGCAATGTGAAAGTTTAATTTATAACGTAAATGAAAAACTGCCCATGACTATTTCCGATATTATTCCGGGAACGATCGTAACTGATAGTACATTATCAAATGCGAAATTTATAATTGATATTTCCAACAATAGTGTGCCGAATCCATTTGATAGTTCGAAAACGATGAAAGTCGGCAAATGGATTATAAATGCGATTTTACCCACAGGGCAACCTGGTCCCGTTGGTCCCGTGGGACCAGAAGGGCCACCTGGTGATATGGGAGAACCGGGTGATGTGGGAGGAATTGGCCCTCGCGGTCCGTGGGGAACGCCGGAGCCAGGATTTAATGCCCCAGTATAGGGCTTTCGTATCGAAGAAGCCCCCCATATTTTATAACCCCCCATATTTTATAAGTATAACATAAGTAAGTCGTATATTATACTATGTTTAGGCAAATCTTATTCCTATTACTAATCGTTACAAGCGGTATTGTAATATACTATAATTATTCCATGCAAGAGCAAAGAGAGACATTTACATTAAGTGTTCAAAGTGATTATGATCGAATTCAACAAGAATATGAATTAATACAATCGCGAATGCCTATACAATTTAAAATCGGGTCGGTTCGCACATATGAGTTGGGTGATAGTAGCAATACCTCTTGCAACGGGGGGTCTTTGCAAGCCCCCTGCAGCAATTCCGCTTGCAGTCGGCCAGTTGGGGGGTCGCAGGGGGGCGAAGCCCCCTGCAGCACAATAAAACAACCGGCATTAGTGATCGACGGGCAGAACCTCTCTGATATAAATCTGCATTTTGCATTTGAAGCTCCATTGCGCGGACCGCAGGGTCCAAAAGGTAGAACTGGTATAACTGGTGCAACCGGTGCAAACGGTGCTCTTGGTAAAACCGGCCCGGTCGGATATTCCGGCAGCATTCCATATTTTTTGCGCTGAATAATTGCACCCCTTTTCATTTTTTCCGAATATTTAAAATCGTATCATAATGTAATTATGAGCGATACCAATTTATTTCAAACCACTACAAATGCGCCCGAGAAAATGCCGGTGTCTGTAATACAAAAAATAAAGGGCATGATTTGTCCGGCTCCATTACAACCAAGTCAAGCCAATGCGCGATTAAATATGATAAATTCCGAAATTCAAAAACAAGCGGACATGATCGAACTTTTAGAGAAATACGTGTCTGATTTGGAACAACGATATATGCTCAATTTTAGCATTGGGTCGGTTGGTATTTATAACGGCAACGACAAATACACCAAACAACCAGCTTTAGACATTTCGGGGAATATTCCGAATATAGTATTAAATTTTGCGATACCTCCCGCAAAGCAGGGGATAACTGGCCCAGATGGGCCAGACGGGCCCATGGGAACCGCCGGATTTGAGGGAACACAGGGCCAGTCTGGGAAAACCGGATATTGGGGAAATCGTGGATAGATTCGAGTTCTCAAGCAAATCGCATAATATCGCACGGAATATGAAAATAAAAGTTTATATCTGAAATAATATATTATTTGAATATAGTAGTATATTATTTTTAAAAATGGGATCATCATCGTCATCATCATATTCAACAACGAGCGCACCGCCGGCGTGGTTCTGTGATTCGTGGGGGTTTTTTTCACGCGCGTGTTCCCCGCCGCCGCCGCCGTGGCAAAATTACGGTCAGGAATGGACGCCAGAATTGGCCGATGCGTATAACGCGGCGGCTGCTACATGTGGTGTGACCCAGGACGCATTAAATACATACCGCAACAATATTTCATCTGATCCAAACCAAATACAGGATCAAGTCATCAACGTTGGTACCCAACTAAATCTCTATAAGGCGCCACAAAGCAGTGCGCCAAACATGGTATTGGTATCAAATGGTATATCCGTTGGTACATTTCAAGCAAATGCGGCAAATTGCACACAAGCGACCACTATGATAATGAATCAATCACAAAATGATTGTTCCAATCCAAATACACTGATTAATGCCTATGGAATGCAATCCTGTAATTTAATAAGCGGTTCAAATGGAGAAACTGCTCGGGTGAATATGTGCACCACGCAATACAATGCATCTACGGCCTCATTAAACAGTCTTAATCCAGCGTTTGCGCGCCCACAATTAGCAGGCGCACAGGCGGCAAATTCCAAACTACAAATACTCGCACAAACGAGTTATTTGAACCCGAATTTCCAATATACATTACAGGATATCAATAATTATAATCAAACCGGCGTGAATACGTGCTACGCAACATTTGACGATTGCTCTAACAATAGCACATTAATTAGTCAAGCAGGAATTCAAACGTGTATGAGCCAAGAGTTTAATAACGCACAAAACACGTGTAATTATGCATTGAATTTAGCAACACAATCCAACGATACAACCGGCGGAATGCAAAAAATTCCCCAGATATGGGGGGATGCATCCAACTCCATTTTAGGAAATACGATAAGCAATAACAAAACAATCTTACTCAATGCCGCGAATGCATGCACACAATGGGTACAGATGTACGATGTATGGCAGGAAGACGAAGAACAAGCCGCCGAATTACCATGTGTTCCCGAGCGACCCATTGAACCATCATATAACCCCGCCATTCAAAATATTGTCGAAAAATGGTCGGAAGCTGCGTCTGCTTATCTGCAATCATTGATCGCACGATTGCAAGTGATTGAACAATATACACAAAATTACCCCGACATATTACAACTGAATCAAGCATATGTCCAGAGTCTCCCACCAGGACAACCACCGTATTTTAGTATTCGCCGGGTAGTAAATACGGATACACCGTCAATATCTCCCATTTTTCAATTGCACATCGACGTACCGATGGGCGCGCCTGGCCCCCAAGGAAAACCGGGTAAAAAGGGTCCAAAGGGTATAAAGGGTGCTGTGGGGAAAACGGGGGGTGCCGGAAAACCAGGAAAATGGGAAATTCCGGTTCAGTACAAACTTACGTAACTGTAAAACCGTTTTACTTTTGTATATGTACATAATATACAACAGTAGTAATTGATAATGGATACGAAAAAAAACATAGGTATTTTAGTGTTAATCGTCTTATTTTTATGTGTATTGTATTCCTTTGTTCATTCTTATGCGCGAGAGAGTTTTATCAATACATCGAGTGATGATATCGAAATTGTACAAGAAGGCCAAGCAATCAATTTAATGAATGTTGTGCAAGCATCACAAATAAAAAGTATGAGCGACGATTTAACCAGCAAAATAGACAATTTGACGAAACTATATAATCTGTTGAATAATTATCAACTCAGTGCAAGCGCCAACTACGGTCAAGCAGACGAAACTGTATTCCATGTGACTATTGACGGAGAACCGGCCAATCAAGTGATTCGTTATATTGTACCCCAAGGTCCGTCTGGTATTCCAGGACCAATGGGTGACGCCGGCGCAAAGGGTGCGAAGGGCTCATCTGGCGCATCGGGACATCCGGGTCGAAGTGGTCATTTCATACCGTTTTAAACCATTGAAGATTTACACCCTTGACGAATTAAATCCTAAGACACGCCCAATGCGTGCTATTTATTTGTTTCAATGTAACCGTTGGCTATAAATGAATTATAATTTTCTCATTTCATACCGCCCAATTTTTATAGTGGTTGCTGGTTTTTCACATGACCAGTATTAGTGACGCAAAGAGCTATTGATTATGGGAGTGAGTCCATAAGTTATTTTGTTGCGAATATTATATTGTATATTTCGTTCTAATGCTGCTTTCGCAATAGCGTCCGAGTCAGCCTTTTCTTTCATACGAAAATACTCCATGTTTTTATTGATACGTATCACGGTATTCTCATATCTATGCTCTGGTTTTAATAATTTCTGTTCTGCCTTGTATTTTTTTATATCATTATAATGTTGGTCAATCGCTTGTTTTGTATATTTTTGGTCCATATGTCTTACATCTAAGTCCATTATACCATGATAACCTGGTATAATTTTGTTTGGTTTCATTTATTTGTTATTTGTTATATAATAAATAATAAATGATATATATATTTATATCAATTTTACAATAAAAACGGTAGTTGAAATGAGAAAAGGTGTAAGAAATGGGCGACAAATTGTATTGTGGTATTCTTGGAAATTGATTCAATGTAACCTCCAATGCACGTTATTATAAAATAATAGTATAAGGAAATGAAAACCATATTTAAAGTAATATTTTTACTATTTTTATGTTTTCGTTTGATAATACTTTTACAAAATTATCATAAAATACCTACAAAAATAGAGCACATTAATAGAAATAAAACGAATATTCTTCCTGTAGGAAAATTAACACTTATTCCAAATAATGGGGACGAGTACTATTTAGATGAAAATAATATTAAATGGAAAAAAAGAACATTTTTTAGAAATTTATTGCATAATCCGTTTAAAAACTACACATTTGAAACGTATTGTCCAAATGATATTTCTTCAAGTGAGGCAACTATAACTATTACTGATTTTGAAAATGGAATTATGCGGTTTAAACCAGAGTCTTTTAACTATTACTCTTCTTATTATACTCCAGTATCACATTTCTTCGCGGATGTTCTTCCTATTATACTCTACATCGGTCCAGACTATAAAAAATATTAAGGATGCCGATATACTTCAAACAATATCATGCGATCTTTTTCACTACTCTCTACGGATTTTCCAAGATAGGTGCGGATTTACACCCTTGAATATTTAAATCCGCATAGCGGATTCATTCTTCAAGTAAGATACCAGTAATGATTTGAAATCAAGCACCTCGCAGAGGTGCGGTTTTAAATCTTCGCCGGTATAAATCTTCATCGGTGTAAACAATTGAATAGTACTACATTTTAGGAACGAACGGCGAGTTTTTCGCACCATTGCGAGCTATTTCGTCGATTCGCTGCTGTTGTAATCTATCCACCGTCGTGTCCTTATCCACTTTATCCGACTGATACGTATCCGGGGGTGTTGGAATACTAATTATATCCTGATTGGCCGGGACATAGTTATACATTTGTCGCCGCCCACCAGTCCCTTTTGCACTCAACTCTTCTGGCGTCAAACTATAAAATGTATAAGGTTCCGAGACAATATTCATGCCCCCGTTGGATTGCATGAGACTGGTTCCAACGGGTTCTCCTGAATATGTAGATGCTCTGCGCTGTCCTTCCTGCTGAATTGCGGGTTGAAAATGTGCGAGAATATCATCGCCTAAAATAACGCGATAATTCTGTTTTGCTAAAAGTAATGCGGGGACACTTTGAATATGTGGTGGCATAACCACCTTTTGTCCATTTTCTAAACAAATGTAAAGTTGATTATTATTTGCGTCTCGTTGTCGTTTATCGACGCAAATAAAACTGAGTTTGTTCGATAAATTGCCTTTTACTAAAAATTGCAATATGCGCTGTGAATGTTTGCAATAGTTGCTATAATACAAAGTATCCATTGATTTTGTATTATATTTAGAGTAATTGATTATTTAAATTACGCAGTTACACACATGGAATACAGAAGGCGATTCTGGAAGTAAAAAACCGCATACATGGAGGCCGACCATACGAGGGAGAACCAGAACTGTCCGCCGAGCTTCTTTTGGATACCCATGACCAAACCACTAATAATCAACACAGTCATTAAGATAAATCCCATAATAGACAGCCAGTAGAACCATGCGCAATATTCACGTCCAAGGGGTGCAAACAAGTTGGCTAGAGGGTGTTTTTCCATTATAGACTATCACTATATTTTCTTGCTAAACCTGTTTTTTTGCTATGCCTGAATCAGCAAGGGTTTATATCATGATAGAATATAGACTCAATTGTATGAAAACCATAATATATTTATTACGTGAATTTTTTCAAGAAGAAAAATGGAATACAATCATTATATTGGTCATTGGGTTGGTCAGTAATATTTTACAGGCAAATACAATATCTTACATCACATCACGTATTTTAGCAGGTATTCAAACAAATCAATCTGATCTGGTATCCACCTTTTTCAAATATTTTATTTGGGTATCCGTTGGTTATGGGTTGTTGTATTACTTGTATCGCATGTTCCAAAACAAGATTCTCACAAAGATGCGACAATGGGTCCGTTTCCAATTACTACGCATGATATTGTTGGTGAATAACGAGCATTTGAGCAACACGAATTTTACTAAACTGGTAAGTCCGATTAATCGTGTGTCTTCTGTATGCTTTCAAGTTTTCACGGATATAGTCATGTATATTATACCCAATTTGCTGTTTTTATTGGTCATTTCCGGGTTAGTATTTTACATTGATGCAAAAATGGGGTGCTTATTTATTGCAGGTAATTTATTATGGATTGCATATGTTATTTATTCGTGGGAATCTATGACTGTTAAAAATGCCTATTACGAAGATCGGGTTATGGATACAGAGTCTCATTTGACTGAAATCATGAATAATATTGATAAGATCATACATCGCGGACAAATAGATGCGGAAATCGCAGATTTCTCGAATCAAAAGGACACCAGTATCGGTGCAGCCTATGATTTTTATTCGAAAGTCAGTGATCACATGCTGGTGACCAATTTCATTATCTTATTCACAATGGTTGTATGCATCGCCTTCGCGATTAACAAATATTTTCAAGGCGGTATAACATCCACCATGTTTATGACGTTTTTCACCTCCATGATTATGTATAAGGACCGCACCGGAAGCTTGGTCGGTCAAATACCCGATTTTGTCGAATTCATCGGACGTTCTGGTTCGGTAATGAAATTGTTTGAAAATCTGGAAGTAGATTATGAGCGCATGAAAAATAAACTATACAATACAACCGACGTTGCTTATACCAATATTCGATTTGATAATGTGTCCTTTATTTATCCCGGTACGGACAAGGTCGTGTTCAAAGACGTCAATTTTAATTTAGATACTGCGAACAATAAAATTATTGGTATTACTGGATTATCTGGTAATGGTAAGAGCACAATGTCCAAGATGATGATTAAAATGTATAAATGTACCGGCGGGGCAATCTATATAAATGATATCGATATACAAGACATTGATTCTCGCATATTGCGCGAAAACATTACTTATGTGAATCAAAATTCAAAATTGTTCGACAAGACAGTCTTGGACAATATATTATACGGTTGTTCAGACAAGGATATATGCAAGAAGCATTATGATGAGATTATGCAATACGCGAAAATCAAGGATTTGTATAAGAATGTGAATCTCGACGAAGAAAAGGTGGGATTTTCGGGAGAAAAATTGTCTGGAGGGCAGCGTCAAATCGCGAATATTATTAGTGGGTTAGTAAATCCGTCCAAGATTTTGATTTTAGATGAGCCAACCAATGCGCTGGATCCTGAACTGAAGCACGATTTATTGGAGGTGATCAAATATTTTAAACCATATAAGCAATGCATTATCATCATTACGCACGACCAAGATGTACATTCTTTATTTGATGAGAATGTTGTTGTGTAACGCGTATCTAACCCAAATTTGTGTGGGAAGGTGATAATATTATAGACGTTGCTAAGCTTTTGCACCCGATTGTGATAATATTATTATACTATAATATTGTATAACATGGATTCTCCGGATATAATCTGGGAAATTGTCGGGAAGTACAGTAAGAATCACGTGTTCGGGCTTCCAGGAGCCCCTCTGTGCAAATTAATGAATCGTATTCCAAACCACATACGATGGACAAATCTTGGGATTGAGTTGCAAGACGGTTTTTGTTCCCAATTTTATGCTATGTTCGCAAATAGTGTAGGCACGCTATTCACAACCAGTGGCCCTGGAATCGGTACATCGCTATCTTCGTTGCAAAATGCAATAGTTGAACAAAACCCCCTCGTTCTAATCTCGACATATGATTCGACCCTTCCTTCTGGCGATTTTCAACAGTGGGATGCTCTACATATAGGCCAGGCGATTACGGATAACGTATTTTACATTGAAAGTGCAGATGATGTTGTTTTAAAATTGCATCAAGCATATCGAATTGCTCGGAATTATATGACTGGCGCATTAGTATTGATCAAGCCGGTCGTATTTACTCAAACAATCCCGCCGTTAAACATGATCGCGCCACCGGAAGAGGTTGAAACATTTACGGACGTCCAAGATTATCTTTCCACATTTAACAATCAAAAATTATTGGTTATTTTAGGTAAATATCGAGCGTCGGATCATAACGCTATTAAAAATTTTATAATGCGAAATAATATTCCCTATGTGACTTCTTGGGCATGTCGCGTAATAATACCAAATGCACAATATTGCGGGCGCGTCGGGACACTTGGTAATCACGGTGCAAATTATGCAGCATATCATGCAACGCATATACTAATTATTGGTAGTGTATCTGGCGATTTGATTGGGAGTACTGAAACCAAGTTTAGCGTCATATTAACCGCTAAAACTGCAGACATTTGCACTATCGCATATAACAATACGATTGAAAACATGAAAGAATCGACGGTATTTAGAGCAAGTTATATGGGGCAGGCTTTGAATAATATTAATATTCGACCCACGTCAGAATGGGTGGATACACTAACAAATTCAAATGCCCGATTATCCCATATTTTGCCCAGAAAAAGCGAACTCGAACAATATGCATTCATCGCATCAAAAGTATATGATGCGCATAATCTCACCATACCAGTAACCACGGGAGTCGGAAACCATTGGTATGCAATCGGTAAATATATGAATATTCGAAAATCGAACCGATGGATGAGTTCGGCCGCGTGGGCGTCGATCGGGATTGGTATGGCTTCTGGTATCGCTATATATCACGCATTAAAAACACCTGTTTGGGTGTTTGAAGGCGATGGCGGCTTCATATTTTCGGCTGGTAATCTGGCGTATTTATTACAGCGCGCAAATATGCCCATTACAGTTACGGTATTTATTAATCATATTTATGCAGCCGTCTCAAGCACATATGATATTGATCAAATGGAAAATGCGAATAATAAAACAAACACTGTATCACATATCCAACCATTTATCAAGATGTTACCAAATGTGTTAATATTTGATAATCCAACTGATTACAACGACTATTTGATACGAAATCCGATTTCAAATACATTGCGGTTTATTATCATCAAACAATCAAGTTCTACCGTTGCGAATAACGTATTTGAGATTAATGCCGACGCAGACTATATACGATTTCTCAAAAATAGTCGCTTTCGCAAAATCAAGGCGATGTCACAGGTATTACGGTGCGATTATCCAAATTAGCCTGACAACCCATTTCAGAATGAATACCCAGGCGTTCCGTATGGAAATGGTCGCCAGAATAATATATATCCGGAAAACATCTTATAAATTTATATATACTCAATTTATAAGATACTTGCTATGGACAATGCTACTATTTGGAAAATCATCGATAAATATTTTCATGATAATCCGCAAGCTTTAGTGAATCATCATATTGATTCTTACGATGATTTCTATAAAAATGGAATTTTCCAGATTTTTAAGGAAAAAAATCCGGTTCGTCTGTATTCGAGGTTAGACCCAACAACAAATGAATACATGTCGTATTGCAATCTCTATATGGGCGGCAAAGACGGGTCCAAGATTTATTTTGGTAAGCCAGTAATTCACGACGAACGAAATGCCCATTATATGTTTCCGAACGAGGCTCGGCTTCGTAATATGAGTTACAGTATGACCATTCATTATGATATCGACGTAGAGTTTGTTGATATATTGAAACCGGGTGAGGCACCCACAATAATAGGAAGTGAAATGGCCGACGAGATGCGCGGCGGTTCAATTGAGACCCTGAGTTATGAACATTTAGATCCTACCGCCAATATTAGTTTGGCCACGGTTCTTTCAATGGAACAGTCCGGCGGCGAAACGGATATGCGCGGTGGTGCTCCCAAACCAACTGCTGCTAAAAAGAGGGTCGAAGATTCGGACGCGGTGAAATTGAAAATGACCACGCAAGCGGCAGAACGTCTTCGTGAAATGGCCAAGACGTCCGTGTCGGCAAACACACAAACGCGGATGCACACCTTGGACAAAATATATTTGGGTAAATTTCCGGTAATGTTACAGTCCTCGTTTTGTATTTTGCACGGTCTTCCAAAGGAAATCCGACATTCCATGGGGGAATGCCGAAACGATATTGGTGGTTATTTTATTGTAGATGGGAAGGAAAAGACCGTGGTTGCCCAGGAAAAATTCGCAGATAATATGCTGTATATTCGCGATGTACATGATGATAAATATCTGTATTCCGCCGAAATACGATCTGTTTCGGAAAACGTCTCCAAGCCGGTGCGAACATTGTCCGTGAAAATATGCACCCCCAATTCCAAATACACAAATAACCAGATTGTAGTCAATATTCCCAATGTTCGTGCGCCCGTTCCGTTATTCATTGTATTCCGAGCATTAGGCATCATTTCCGACAAGGATATTATTTCACATTGTCTCTTGGACATGGATAAATACGAAAGCATGGTTGATGTGTTTATCCCATCCGTTCATGATGCGGCAAATATCCTGACCCAGCAAACTGCATTGCAATACATTGCGCTATTAACCAAGGGCAAGGGGATCACGCATGCGTTGGAAATTTTGGCGGATTATTTCTTGCCGCATATTGGCGAAACTAACTATATTCCCAAAGCATATGCACTGGGAGACATGGTGTTCCGACTATTGTCTGTTCATGTGGGTTGGGAAAAACCGACTGATCGCGATAATTTCAAATACAAACGCGTTGAATTGGTGGGATCTCTGTTATACGATTTGTTCCGTGAATATTGGAGTATTCAATTGCGCCAAATTCACTTGGAGTTCGAAAAGCGTCTTTATTACAATCAAGAAATGTATGAGAGCAACCTATTCGGGCTTATTACACAAAATTACCAAGACGTGTTTAAGGAACGCGTATTAGAATCCGGGTTCAAAAAGGCATTCAAAGGAAACTGGGGGGCACAAACCCACACAAAACGGGTAGGTATTGTCCAAGATTTGAATCGTTTGTCTTTCAATTCCGCCATGAATCACTTGCGCAAAACAAATCTTCCCTTGGACAGTAGTGTGAAATTGGTGGGGCCGCGTGTCTTGCACAATTCCCAATGGGGATATATTGATCCCATTGATACACCGGATGGTGGGAGCATCGGACTCCACAAACATTTGTCCATTTCTACGTATATTACCCGCGGCGTTTCGCGAGAACCCATGCTCGCATGGCTTCGTGAAAAATGGGGAATGAAATTCGTGGAGGAATATACTCCAAAGGCGCTGTCCCAGGTAACCAAGGTATTTGTTAATGGTTATTTGGCCGGTGCGGTCGATGAACCTGTCGGATGCATTGAAAAATTCAAGTTGTACCGACGCAATGCGCTCATTCCCATTTACGCGAGCGCAACATTTGATATTCGCCTAAACACGGTTTTTGTATATACTGACGCGGGCCGTCTATGTCGTCCCATTTTCTATCGCGATGAACAGACCGGCAAGACATCATATCAATTCAAGACAACACTAAAGAAACTTCAAGACGGCGATTTCTCATGGACGGATCTAATTTCAGGATTCAATAAAAAACGAGAGACGGCCAATTTCAATCCCATCGAAATGCGCATTTATGAACTGTATGAACTTTACGAGGGAGTTGAGAGTGAAACAAATCCTGCGAAATTAGAGCGATTCTTAAAAGACAAGGCCGTCTTGGACTATATTGATAACAGTGAGTCCGAACATGCACTCATCTCGTTGGACACGGAGAGTTTTGAGACTGGACGTATAGAGAGTGAAGAAAAGAGCAATCAGCCGATTACAAAATCGCCCTTATCACATACTCATTGTGAAATTCACAACTCGCTCATTTTTGGAATGATGTCGAATATGATCATTTTCCCCGAAAATAATCCGGCTACACGTAACTCATTTTCATGTGGTCAGAGCAAACAAGCATGTTCCGCGTATCATACGAATTATCAGGTGCGCATGGACAAAACCGCCGTTTTACTGAATAGTGGTCAAATTCCGTTGGTGAAATCGCGTTTCTTGGACCACATTACACATGAAGAGAATTCATATGGTGAAAATGCGATTGTAGCCATTGCTTGTTATACTGGTTACAATGTAGAAGATGCGATTTTGGTGAATGAAGGGGCGCTTAAACGCGGATTATTCCGAACCACCTATTTTTCATGTTACGAAGCACATGAAGAAACCACGAAAAATGGATCATCCTTGGTCGATAAACGATTCTTGGACATTTCAAAGGAACCATTGGTGGTTGGAACCAAGCCCGGGTATGATTACAGTAAATTGGATCAATACGGCGTCATCAAAGAGGGGACGCGAGTAGATGATAAAACGGTATTGATTGGTTTGGCGTCGGTGAATAGTCCTCCTGCTGGTAGCGCAATCGATGCGATTCCTTCGTATATTGACGGCTCCAAGACGCCGAAGAAGGGGCAGTTGGGTATTGTGGATCGCGTATTTATAACAGACGATGAAGCGGGAACCCGCATAGCCAAAGTTCGCGTTCTAGAACAACGCATTCCCACATTGGGAGACAAGATGGCTTCGCGTGCAGGTCAAAAGGGTACGATCGGTATGGTGATACCCGAGCGCGATATGCCTTTTACGGCAGATGGAATTCGACCAGATCTAATCATTAATCCCCATGCAATTCCAACACGTATGACTATCGGACAATTGGTTGAATGCATTACAGGAAAAGCATGTGCGATTTATGGCGGATTCGGTGATTGTACGGCATTTAACAACAAAGGGTCCAAGATTGGTGTTTTCGGTGAATTACTCACAAAACAGGGATATCACTCGAATGGGAATGAAATTTTGTACAATGGTATGACGGGAGAACAATTGGAGACAGAGATTTTCATGGGTCCGACATATTATATGCGGTTAAAACACATGGTCAAAGACAAGGTCAATTATCGCGCATTGGGTCCAAGAACTGCTCTGACCCGACAACCCGTAAGTGGGCGCGCAAACGACGGTGGCCTTCGTATTGGTGAAATGGAACGTGATACAGTGATTTCACATGGAATGACCGACTTTTTGCGCGAATCGATGATGGAACGCGGTGATAAATCATATTTGGCTGTATGCAACCATACCGGCATGATTTCGATATATAATCCAGCAAAAGGGTTATTTATGAGTCCAATGGCGGATGGGCCTTTAAAATATGTGGGTTCGTTGGAGGGCGAAGATGTTCGTCTGGAACACGTGACCAAATATGGTCGTAGTTTCAGTATTGTATGCATACCCTATTCATTTAAACTGCTCATACAAGAATTACAAACAATTAATGCGCAGATACGCATTATTACCGAGGATAATATTCAGCAAATCGAAAACATGTCGTTCTCGCAAAATATCCAGACTTTGACCGGCGATTCGAATATGACCCCAACTACGTTAATGCGCGCTATACAACAACGCATTCAAGAGAAACACGCCAATCGTTTATTCACACCAATGGAATTGACTCCAGAAGAAAAATCTATATTAAATGTCGCAAATGCGGACTTTGGTACCGATTCGCCTGCCGGTGCTCCATACTCGCCCCCATTTGCTCCTCAGTCTCCCAATAAATCGCAAGACTCGCCCCCATTTGCTCCATACTCGCCCCCATTTGCTCCATACTCGCCCCCATTTGCTCCTCAGTCTCCCAATAAATCGCAAGACTCGCCCCCATTTGCGCCATATTCGCCTGTGACGTTAGATCAGGATTATATAGCACCACCGCGCATTGATAGTGATTCGCCGCCATACAAACCTAATTCACCCTATATATCTCCCGCAGAGGCAGGAGATGAAAGTCCGGCATATGATCCAAATACGCCCTACGTGTCTCCAAGTTACATGGGTGGCGGGAAATCAAATTATGCAGACGACGAGGAACGATATAAATTGGGAGAAAGGGTGTGCCTCCGAAATTCCAAAGACGGACACCCGACGCGTGCATGGGAGGTATCTCATATCGGACCAAAATTCATTACAGTGCGAGCAATTGATAAAACCGGGCTGTCCGAAGAAGACGGCATCCGCGTAGTATCAGCCTTTGATCTTTTCCCCGAAGAACACGCCCATGCATACCATGCAAAACATAGCGCGATAGCACCCCCCATGCTGATGGAGCAACCCTATTTACAGCAACAACAACCGCAAAACATGGCCGCGCCGACAATTGTAATTGCGCCCAAGTTTTTCAATGGGAGCGGGAGCGATAATTCCGCAGGGGACTCTATCCCCAATGCGCAGGATAACAGTTTTACACCGCAGACCATGTCCGATATTATTATAAAAGCAACTGCGCCACCTCCGCGTGAAAAAGAGCAAGAAAAGACGTCGGGCACGGCCACAGAGGTTGATTTTTCAAAACCGCTAATTATTAAAAAGGGCCAGTAATTGACGTAATCAGTAATATTACTCAAAACAAAATTGATTGTGCATGAAAGTGATTAAAGTTTCATACACAGATATATATATTTAGCAAAATGTCGGCAAATAGTTCTCGCATTATCAGCATTTATAAATCCAGAAGCGTACTTCTGGAGCAATTGGAAACGCGCGGATATCGAGTCGATGATTATTTGACGTTTAGCATTAATGAAATCGATGCGATGTTGGCGAATTCGCAATTGGACATGTTGATTTCACATGACGATGGATCCAAGGTGTATGTAAAATATTACTTTACTGCGAAACAAACCACAAAACAAATCAAAAAGGAGGTATTGGATAACATTATTGAAGATTTATACGTGATTGACGAGATTTTAACAAAAAGGGACACATTGATTGTAGTCATTGACGACGAACCAAATGATACGATTTTAGCAAAAATGCGATATTTGTATGATCATGATGGTATTTTCGTGATTATTCACAATATTCAACGACTACAAACAAATATATTGAACCACGTATTGGTCCCGCGCATGAAAGTATTGAAACCAGACAAAATCGCGGAGTTTAAGGACAAATATCAAATTAAGGATTTGTCGCAATTGCCCGAAATTTCGCGATTTGACCCACAGGCATTGGTGGTTGGAATCCGCCCAGGTGAAGTATGTTTTATCGAGAGACATAGTACGACTGCGATGACTACTGATTATTACCGCGTGTGTGTATAAGTTGCGGATCCTTGATATTATTAGTTGGAGTCACCCTCTTGCCGACTTTTTATGTGCATTGTATATCAAGATGTCTTCTATACCTCAACAACAATTGTTCAGCATCGAATATTATCCATCCGATTTTTTTTACTCCACAAACCAGCAAGATTTACCCGATACTGCTGGATGCGAAATGCTCGAATATATAAACCCGAATTGTTCAAGCGGCGACACGGATCCGGCAACATTGAAGAAATGCTACGAGATTGAATTATGCCGAAACCAAGATTTGGTTCAAAAAATGTATGGGCGCCGAAATAAACACAGCGAGGCATCTGCAAAATATGACGATTTTCAGGCAAAATACAATTTCGAAATCATAAAATCGGTGAACTTGTTCATCGGTATTGTAGTATCGTTTCTGTATATTTACTATAGCCGAAACGCGATTGTGCCGGCGAATGTTTAGACCGTTACTGGCTGGTATAAATGTAACCGTTGGCTATAAATGGGAGACATTTGAATTATTCGTGGGTTTAATTCCTCGTTGGTTTATATATTAAGAATGGGTTTAGAAACATTTACAGTACATGAAGGGTTCGTACAGCCAATTAGTCTAACTACACCAACCAATATATTTGCTCTTCAAAATCAGGTTTCTGACCAGTTAAATGAGTATCAAACAAAGTATTCACGATACATGCAGTGCAATGATCCAAATACAAATGCGCAAGTCAATAATCCACCATGTAATTTAGATGGACCCGATAGTTTTAGTGAGCTAACTGTCGCATATCGTTCTCTTTCGGGGTCAATCGATAAGCTTGGCGCTGCATATAAAACACAGACAACTGAAGGTGCGACAACACCCGCAGATCACGAAAAGAACATGCGCGCGATTCCGACCGATTACCACAATCTAATCGAGTTACGTCATCAATTGGATAGCCAATTGGCGTTTTTGCAAAAACAATTGGAAACGAATGGAAGTGAATCAAAACGATGGTTGAATAGCACATTATTCATCAACACTTTGCTGGTCATTGTCGCAATTTCAATCCTTTATTATATTTTGTTCGGCACGTAATACTATATCAGACCAACGCTACGTTTTGCGAAATGCTTGCGCATTGCAAATTTCCTACTTATTTTATCGATTAAATATAATAAGAATTATATTTAATGGAAATTCAAAAAAATGATTCCATGTATACCTATGATAGATTATCAAAATTTGTTAAAAATTACAAGGCATATACGAATAACATAATTAGCAAGCACGGCGGTAGCGACGACGCCATCTATAAATATTATCATTTTGAAATCTCGCCCAAAGGGATAGTCACGGATAGTATTGGACGATTGCCGTCAAAATTCTTGACGAATATTCCATGGTCGTCACTCACGACTTTGAATTCCACAAATGCATGGCTATTAAATTTAGGCAAATTAAATTCCGAGATGCTCGTGCAGGAACGGGAAAATATACAAAAACTACCCATAACACGCGGGTTGCTATTTAAGGCAGTGGCTTTTAACTCGAACTTGTATTCTGAAAACGCCAATACATTTTCGTCTAACGGCCCGGCTTTAGTAAATGCATTTACCCCCCTGTCCAAGGATGTATATCAAATTCAATCGGGTACATCGACGTCGTTTAACAATATACAAAATGCTCTCGGACTAACCACAGGACAATCCATTACAAACCTCTATAGCAAGGTGCTGGTCAATCCGAATTTTACATTAATGGGATGTGAATGGAATGGTTTTTTTAAACCAAAGCAAATGGGTGGCTATAAATTTACAATACGTGCTCAAAACGCCTATTTCTTTGTATGGATTGGCGACAAGGCTGTATGTGAATATACTCCGCAAAATTCAGATCTTAATAATGCGAGCCCGTCAATCTCGATTGATATTATCAACGACAAATATTTCCCAATACGTATTCAGTACTTTACCAACGTTACTGCGCAGTCGATTACATCGCTAAATGATTTTTCGATAGACGTTGAATATTATACAAACACACAGCGTCAAAAAGTAAATATTTCGGAATATTTATACACGATCCAAAATGGTACGTATATTCCACCCCTCATATATTGCGCCTTTGTTAGTACCAGTCCAGAAAATTATGCCGCCGGCAAGATGCAGTGTTTTTCAGTAGTAAATTCCATTACCAATCCAAATATTAATAAACAAAACCTATTGAGTTTTTATCAAGTTATCAACCAATATAAATTTGACTTGCAAAACGGTACATACGATACGGGCGCTGGTGATATGTTGGAATACGGGCAACTTCCCAACAATATTTTTTACACGCCAGTCAGCGGAGACTCAGATTCAAGGCCGAATGTGTTTTCTATATATAGAATTGGAACCGATTTACGTATGGGGAAAACGTTCCAAATCGACACGAGTACTACGACTGGAGTATATAATATGAAAATGTTTGATTCGAACGCTACCCCGCCCATTTTATCGTATGCATCGTCATATCATGAATATGCGAATTATTATCCAAATATACAACCGAATGGCTCAGTTGCCGGCGCAACGCCTCAAAGTGGAGAACAGTGCAAAGAAAGTTGCAATACAAATACCAATTGTAACCATTATTTTGCATATTTATCCAAGGGTATTCCACAATGTTCTCTGAATACAGATAATTCCCCGCCGAATTACAATCAATTAAATCCCAAAAATAGTTCCATTGATACTGGGTCCGCTGCCTTATTTGTACGTAATTTTCAATTTACAGAACCAACGTGCGGAAATATCGATGGTACCCAGGAAAGCGATTTGATTAAAATCAAAACCGTGGAGGCAACTGATAATTATTCGGCATCCTTTCCATACTCGAATTACTTTTGGTTACCAGATGATGTGAAAACAGTCAATGATGTTGGTATTTGCGGCGATAATCAATATAAGAAACTTACTAATGATGCGGCTTCTATATTATACAAGAACGCCACCTATTTCGGAGATGGATCGTGGAAGCCCACTCGCGAAGGGTTTGAACAACCCAAGAGTGAATACACCGATGCGATTGCCGATACGCAAAATGCGATTCGGCAAAATCTGCAACGGGAACAGATTTATGCGAATAAAATGACGAATATTAATAAAAATTACGACAGTCTTGCGAATAGAAAAATACCCCAATACATAAAAACGCGACAGGTATTGGACGGGAATGCGGATTACGATTATAATGGACACGAATTATCTTACATTAACAATACACCGCCCAAAACAATACAGCAAAAGATAATTGACGACAATAATGAATTGCTCGTGAAAGATAATCTGCTCTACGTACTTGGTTCCGTTACGGCCGCGACTTTATTGGTATTAGCGATAGTTATTGCGAAGGAACAATAATGTAGATGTATTTGGTTATACATTTTCTGCACATTATACAAATAGTATATTTATATAATGCCGAACGATGGTTATTTTGATTTATCCGGAGTTTTCCATGTTCAAACAAATTATTTGACCGATCTATCAAATTCATATCCCGATGTGAATAACGCGCCTTTAGTCGCAACCTATGTTCATGAATTGCAGGACAAGATTATTCGGGTTGCGGATGGATACAATGCGGCGAATACTTCGGCAAATGCGGTATTAGACCAGCAACATGAAATGCTGAAAATTATTGACGCAGAACAAACCCGTTTAGACGAAAAAAAGGCGTCCATCAATAGCGCACTCGCAACCGAAGATCGTAAAACCCTTCTTACAAATTCGCAACGATTACGCGCGGCGGAATATACAAAAATTCTAATTGTAGTCGTGATTGGGTTGTGTATTCACATTGGATTGCGATTGTTTTCAAATACATATATTACGGAGGAGTCATCAAACGGTGCGCGCGTGACCATATTGTTGTTGCATATAGCCAATTTTATTACATGTGGGATTATTATTCTCAACATTTATTTTACGATTCAGTCACGAAGTCAGATTAATTTCAATGAATTGGTCATTGCCCCACCAAATACGACTACATCTGGCGGTATTGCTCCTGCTCCTGCGAATTTCGACAATATATTGGGCGATTTAGGAATATGCGAAGAAACTACCTGTTGTGGAACCGGAACTATATGGGATCCATCGTCGAATACCTGTGTCGCATTACCGGTGCAAACCACTCCACCGCCGATTCCACAATACACTCCAAGCCCGACATCTGCTTCGCCGTCTCCGACACCCAGTCCAAGTGCCGCACCGCCAACAACGGGTGTTGCGTATATGGATAATGCTATCAATCAGCAAATGCAACTGCAGGAGGCATCGAAAGTCGCAACGGCGGCTATACCTACTCTAAAACAGCGGCAAAAAATGTTTCGTCAGGCAGCTGCGCGCGCAGCATCGCCCGCGACTGCAACAACTGTAAAGCCGACTCTTTCGACGGCAGAAGGGTTTTCAACATATAATGTAAATCGTGCAGTTTATTTACCAGGCACATCAAGCCACTTGATGCCCCAAAACACAACCAATGTCTGTGGTTGCGGAAACGAAACAAATAATTTTGGATTTCTTCCTGGAAATTACAAGGACTATTACGTATCATACAAATAAGCGAATTTATAGACAATGAAAAATTATTCCTCTGAATTATATAAATGGTTTTTACCGATTATCGCGATTTATATAATTCCGTGCAATGGCAAAACGACATGATTCAAACCGAAAGTTCGAAGATGCGCGATGCATATTCAACTGATAACCAACGGGTCATGTATTTAGGGAATGATATCCAATGGTGGACCTCGTTGAGCCTGGTCTTCTGGATCATCTATTACATGCTATTTTTGGCCGTCGGATACTTTACTTTCAATGGAACATATACAACACGAACCAAAGTACTCATTATAGCATCATTTTTATTTTATCCAATGGTCATATTAACCTTGGAAAAATGGATATATGATGTATTGAATTTTATTTATGTATTAATTATAGGCAAGGCATATCCCAAGTCAAAGGAACCCGCGCCGCCATTTTCACTATTGGATGCGATGCCGCCTGGATATTATTAGTTCCGACATAGCAATGGGTTTCATCGCATATAACATCAGGCAGACCATTTTTTTGCACTAAGCACTGTTTCGTACGATAAAACAAATTAATAAATTCAAAAAACCATATAATAAAATCCCGACATACAGTATAATACCATGTTTTCACGTTTTACACTGTTAAGCCTGTTTGCTCTTTTTCATATGACTTCCTCCCTCGAATTTGGAGGTCGTTTTGTTCAGTGGTTAAATGATTTCCGCGTCGAAGTTCGCGATGGAGCGCACAAGGAGCGCTTATACGCAAATTGGGTGTCTAACGACAAGTATATTGAGGAGCACAATTCCAAGAATATGACCTATACCCTCGGACATAATCACTTTTCAGGAATGGATAGCGAGGAGTTTAGCAATTTCCTCGGGTATAGTGCCGGAGATTTTGAGAGCAGAATTAATATTGATAAGGTAAAGTCCGAAATTCAAGACGTGGAGTGTCTCACTGGTTGCGTGAAGAATTATGATGCGGATCACAAGCTTGACGCCGTTCGTTGCGTAAAGCACTGTCTGAACAGCGACCAATTACTTGGTGTCCCTGCATCAGTTGATTGGGTGAAGAATGGCGCAGTGACTCCCGTGAAGGACCAGGGACAATGTGGGTCGTGCTGGAGTTTCTCCACCACAGGTGCTCTTGAAGGCGCCTATTACATTGCTCGCGGAACACTCGACTCCTTTTCTGAGCAGCAATTGGTGGATTGCGACAACCGTAAGAATGGCGGTAAGGATATGGGGTGCAACGGAGGTCTAATGGACAATGCCTTCGCATGGATTGAGAAGAACGGGGGCCTTTGCACAGAGGCTGCATATCCTTATACAAGCGGAACCACCCAGACCGCCGGTACATGCAAGACCACTTGTTCGGTTGTATCGAATAGTAAGGTTACGAAATTTGTGGATGTGTCCGCGAGTTCGGATTCCGCTATGATGGCTGCCCTCGCACAACAGCCTGTATCCATAGCCATTGAGGCTGACCAGAAGGATTTCCAATTATACAAGTCCGGTGTATTCACTGGCGCCTGTGGTACTCAATTGGACCACGGTGTGTTGGCCGTTGGATACGGTTCTCTGAACGGAGAAAATTATTATTTGGTGAAGAATTCCTGGGGAACTACCTGGGGTGATAAGGGATACATTATGTTGGGCCGTGGAAGCCAGTATAATAGTGGCTCTGGACAGTGCGGTATGTTGATGCAGGGCAGTTACCCTGTCGTCTAAATATTCTGATTATGATGGTCGGAATTTCGCTTCGCAACTGAAGTATGTAAAATAATATGTCGTTGAATAAAACATATTATTCTGATGCGCACTTACCACAACAACGACATTTGTTGCCGATTTCGTTTATCACCCTATTTTTCTATGAATATCTACATTATATGATATGATCAAAAACATTTATATTTATTGGGCCCAGGGGTTTGAACATGCGCCCGAAATTGTAAAAATATGTTTGCGCTCCTGGAAATTAATGAACCCGACCTGGAAAATTATTGAATTAGATGATAATAATTTAGTCGAATACATAGACATAAAGGAACATCTTCCTAATCTCGACAATATAAATATAACGTTTGCATCCAAATCAGACGTGATTCGTATCGCGTTGTTGCATAAATTAGGCGGCGTTTGGTGCGACGCGACTACATTATGCCGGACTCCATTGGATAAGTGGCTAATTAACTACGGCAATCGTGGGTTTTGGGCATTTAGCAAACCAGCTCCTACGCGTATGGTATCCAGTTGGTTTTTATATGGTACGCCGACTAATTATATTACAACACGCTGGTATAAAAAGACGGTGAATTACTGGAAAAAACATACGCAAATGCACCAATATTTTTGGTTTCACGAGTTATTTAATGAAATGCACAAGAACGACGCTTCGATCCGGGACTTGTGGAATAACACAACACAAATGTCCGCGAAATTGCCGCATTTATTTCAAACAAGCCAAGTGGGTATCCCCCAAAACGCGGTGTTTAGTTTTACAAAAGGTACTGTTCCTGTTTATAAATTAAGCTATAAGGTTGCCGATTTTCCAACAGTAATACCTGTATGGTGCGACTATTTTACAAGACAATGTGATGTTTTGTCGAATTCGCGCGAACCCGCACCATGCAAATTACGGTTTTTACATATTCCGAAAAACGCAGGGACATCCATTGAAGAATCGGGATTGTGTATTCAACAAAAATGGGGGAAATATGATACTCAATTAAAACAACTGTATAATGGGAGTAAATGGCATATTCCACAATATATTGGCCCCAATGCATTTTGCGTAATTCGGAATCCGTTTGATAGGCTGTTATCGCAATTTCGTCATGAAACTATATCGGATGACTATTACAATAAATATTATTTGAACCAATGGTTGCATAATAGCCTCCAACAAGTTATACAAAACCCCACATATATGGACTTTCATTATTTACCCCAATTTCATTATGTAAAGCATTGTTCTCACGTGTTAAGACTTGAACATTTGCAGCAAGATTTTGACGAACTTCTTGCGAAATACAACCTACCGCAAACTTCGCTTGCGCATCTGCCTGGCGGGAAATTGCAGCAAGCGAAGCGAAGTGGTTCTATTTTTTCAGCAAAATTAACACAATTCGATATTTCCGATGAAAATCAGCAAAAAATACGCAAGATTTATGCCCAAGATTTCGCATTATGGGAAAAATACAATACTGAAAATCAGATTGCATTATGCGATGCATGATCAATCTGCTGCCGCAAATGAACAAAATATACTTCGATAATATATAACAATCCAATTATATATTATGGGTTTAACTGATTATTCTACATATATTCTCTATGTTCTATTTACGTTTATAGCATGTTTAGTCCATTTGATCGGAACTTATTTTTTCCTTCTTTTTGAAAAAGGTTCAAATTTTGGTATTATATTAGCAAGCTCGATTCTCATTGGTGCATTGGCGTCTATTATACGAATACCGACAAATGCATATTTGGGTAAGGGCCTTTCTGTCGTATATATGGAAACCCTTTATTTATTTTTATTGTTTTTGGCGACAATTTGCTACACATTGTTTGTAGTCAAAGAATCTGTCCCATTACACACCTACATCATATCCGCAATTGTTATTTGTTTGTTAGCACTAAATCATCACTTGGGTAAATAAAAATATTGCGATTGTGGTTTGTATATCAAACCACAAAACCCTTTCGCTTATAATTCGCCTACTCCGATTTCATTTTCGTCAAACAGCTCATCGTCGCTCGTTTGTTCGTTATCTACTTGAAAATCATTGTCCTCTTCGTGGAACTTGATTTTCACACCAGCCCATACACCATTCCGGCATCGTCCATATCGTTTATCCATATAATCGTACAAGTTCTGGGGCCTCGGGTTCTTGGTGCCGAAATTGATATTGTACCACATCTTGAACTCTTCCGACAATTGTGATTTACGAATGGTGGCCCCCTCGCATTTTACCACCTTGTCTCGAATAAACTCCGCCAAATAGTCCTGGCGCTCTCTATATTCATTGCTCGCAGACATAACTACGGGACAGTCTGTTACGCGCCCCTGATTTTGATAGGCACGTTCAACTAACATAGCCAGGAACGTTTCGCGCCATTGTTGAAACTTGCTTATTAATACATCGTCAATTAAGAACTGGTGTGGCTTATCAGGGTCTCCATCAACTGGCTTCTCCGTGAAAAGCGATTCAAATGGGACTACACGAAATCGACGCCAGGTACCATGATCCTGTGTGCGCACAGTCATGAATTGATTGCAACATACGACCAGTGCAAATTGGGGTTGAAATCGGACCGGTTCCGTCATGTATGGCGCACGCGCGACAATGGTCTCTACACCACTCACATATTCCTTCATAGGACCTTCATGAACAACATCCGTACTTTCGGGTTCCTGCATCACCACGTAACGTGCCCCCTTTAGAGCTACCACCTCTGGCGCCAAACCACCAATTTTGCCGCGCCCCTGCGTAATCAGTGAAATTGGCGCAGCCACTTTGTAACTGCCCATGGTCTGCGTCATTAAATCGGTCAAAACTGATTTTCCGTTTTGTCCAAATCCGATATAATTATGGAAGGTCTGATTCAACGACGGCATTCCAATCAAAACTGCAGACAAATGGTTCCACATATATTCGCGCAATTCCGGTTTTACGAATAATTTCGCCATGAAATCCTCCAATAAGGGAATAATATCGACGTGTTTTGGCGCAGACATCGGAATGTAATTGATTTCGGTACATTTCGTCAAATAATCCTCAGGGAGACCATCTCGAAATATTTTTTCCTTGAAATCAATCACACCATTATCGCAGCACAACAAATACGGCTTACTGTCCAACCGGTCATAAAATTCTGAATCATAAAATAGGTCGCGCGCTTCCTGCATAATATTCTTCTTATCGCTGGTCTGACCCAATCGTTGAATTATTTTCAATATCGTTTCAATGCGAACTTTGGTATGCTTTGCCTTGTCGTCTTCTGGATCCAACGAAACCATATAGTTCTGCAGTTCGTTTGCTCGCGCTTCGTATAATTTGCGCAATTCATTTGAAATCGCCTTTCGCAAATAGGTGCCCGAATCGATCTGCTTCCAACGATTCTTACCGAATTGGAACCATGTCCCATTTTTTACATCGGCGCACACATATTCGTCCTTATACATCTGGTGCAAAACCACCGCTATGTCGTAATCACCGGCACCTTTCGCATTCATATTTGGATTTGAAATTGTATTCGCCGACACGGAATTGATAGTCATGTCCAAATAATAACTGATGGTGTTTTTGCGCACAGCATCTGCACCTGCCGGGTTGTGTTGGATCGCCCAATATATAATGGAACGATTCGTAACCCCGTCATCTGCACTTTTTCGGTCAAATCGATTCCACTGATCGCACAAGTCTGGAATACAGTTAAAATCAAACGTAGATGATCTTGCGCTTAGTACAATCCATACTATGAGCAACTTATTTGACGTGTTTTTTAGTGCCCATGCAGTTCGTATCCATTTCGCATATGAACCTGCTCCATAATATTGTTCCGGTAAAATCGATGTATATTCGTACATCTCTCGCAGCTTATATTCGCTTTGCGTAATGCAATCCAACCATCGATGCAAATAGGTTTCCAATTCTTCGCGTGTTTTTATTTTACGAATTTCTTCCGAACCGCTGCCTTCACCCATGGTATGCGTATCCGACAGCCCAGGTACTGGCGTTCGGCGTCTCATTTGATTTATTTCGGATGCATTCGTCAAACCACCGAGTTGCGTCATAAATGCCGTTTTATAAAAGTAGTGTGGGTGGTCGGGATACTGAACTGATAACTGAGGAAACTTTTCAAGTGTAAGATAATCCTCGGATTTTCCTCGGTTATTGACTAGTTCTCCGTCGTCGGGATCATAGCTAATCTCATATACATTCGTCAGTTTGTATGATTCATGGTTCGGTTTGCATGAACCATATAACTGCCAATTTGTATAACCATTTGTGATTCCAGAATCAAACACATCATCCCATGTATTGACTAATGGGAAATCACCCCAGCACTCCGCGACCTTTTCAATTACTCGTTCGCGTAATATTTTTTGCGCATTATGGTCCATCTGAATACCGATTATCATGTGAATTCCATCCTTGGTTATGTTCTTTTCTTTCACACGATTCACGGAGTCCTTTTCGAATAGGAAAATCTTAAAGGTGGTGTCTCCGTCGAACTGATATATATTATTCAATTCGGCTAAATAGATATCTACCATATCATCCAAATGGTCTTGTGAATACACGCGTTCCGGCAAATCAAACGCGAAATGCAAGTCGATATCCACGGCTATGGGCGATTTTCCATCTGTCTGTTGCTTCTCGGTTAAATATTCGACCTTGTTCTTAGACACAATCTCCTTGAAGTATAATTTCAAGAATTGGCCGTATTGTTCTTGCGGAATATGATACGACCCACCATATATCTTGGATTTTTCATCCCCAATACGTGTGTGTGTCGGACCAGGCCCGTTCGCTTGTTTTACATGTTTATGTTGCACGAGAAAATCTTTTAATTTTAATATTTTCTTCGCTGGAGTCGGCATGTGTTGTTCGTCGTTTTCATCAGAAACGACCGTATTTGATATTCCCTGGTCCTCGTCCATTGTAGAGTATAAGATACTACTACATTTATTTCATTTCATTAAATCAATTTTGTGATTGATTTGCAGTCATAACCATATTACACAAGATATTTATTTAGGTGGTTTTCTGTATTGTTTTACGAATATGATCTATACATTCTATAAAATTGATAGAAAGAACATAAACATAAATATAGTTATAGAATTTATATACAGTTATTAAAAATGAAGTTCTGCGTCAATTGCGATAATATGTATTATATTGGAATTAGCGAAAAGGATGGGAACAGACTTACATATTATTGCAGGAATTGCGGACATGTCGATGAATCCGCCGCATCTGAAAATATTTGCGTATTAAAAACACAAATCAAACGGGGCGAGCAAAAATACAATCATATCATCAATGAATATACAAAACTTGACCCGACGCTTCCTCGCATTCATAATATTGATTGTCCGAATGTCGCATGTAAAACAAACACGGAAGTACCCAAGAAGCACGCTGAAGTACTGTATATTCGATATGACGACGACAATATGAAATATTTATATATGTGTGCGACGTGCGATACAGTTTGGAGAACCGATTAAACCATTGAGGGTTTGTGACTGCGTCACATAGCAAATATTATTATTCTTTTTTTGATCGCGTATTATGATACCTCCAGATTTACTACACAAAATTGATTGTAATAAATTAGTAAAACAATTTAGAAATATCCAGCATTTATATACAAACCAGTTTTATAAATAACATGTCCAACCGTTCTGAAATAGTAGATGATTTCGAAGACGAAGCCTCGATCAATTCCGATGACGATAGTTCTTTAGAAGACGGAGTAAAGCCGCCGCCTCCACCGGCCGAATTGGCGCAGGAAAACTCCGATGCAGATGATGATGATGTAGATAGTCTCGCCGACAGTGTTCCTGATGAGAATCAATCGAGTTCTAAAGAGGTTGGCCTTGCTCAAAATACATCCTTTATGGATTCTGATTTTGTTCCCAACGATGATGATGATGACGATGAAGATTATGACGAAGACGACGATCATTATTTGCAAAAGTTTAGTTCATCGCTAAAAACAAACATTGTATCTGAATATCATCCAGAACTGAAGGTTCATAATAATGAGGAAGTCGAGGCATTGTCGCGCGTTGTTCGTAACGAACATGGGATCATTATTGATCCACTACACAAAACGGTCCCCTTTCTCACCAAATATGAACGCGCGAGGGTTTTAGGAGAACGTGCAAAACAACTAAATATGGGCGCGAAGCCGTTGGTTGAAGTTGCGCAGACGGTTATTGATGGATATTTAATCGCATTGGAAGAATTTGCGCAGAAGAAGATACCTTTTATTATAAAACGCCCCCTACCTAACGGTGGATGTGAATATTGGAAGTTTCGCGACCTGGAAATAATTTAGAGAATTTCCTATTCAGATGCGAATCTCAAGCAAAAAAACAAATTATAACTATATTTTGTTTTTTATACAATATTAGATGCGTAGTTTGCGATATATGCTCGCATATATTTTTGTTCTATGCTATCCTTAAAATGGTCTTCGATTTCTTCTGCAAGAGGATGACGTCCGTGCATGTTGTTAAATAGATTAGTGAATTCGTCGATGGTTTTATTCACATTGCGTATTTTTGCATCTTCTGCTTGAAGGCGTCGGGTCGCTTCTTGTAATTCATTTTCAACGCGTGTTTTCAGTTCGTGTTCTTTATCGCGCAATTCTTGCTCTTTTGTTCGGAGTTCAGATTGACGTTTCAAAAAATCTTGCTCAACGCGAACTTCTAAATCTGTTGGTAAATTTAGATTCAGATTCGCAGTCATTTCGATTTCTTTATACCAATGATGTCTATTTTCCTCTGCAGAAACAATGATGTCGCATATATCTGGTTTTTTTAGTGTAGCAAATCTCTCGGTGACCAACTTTTTCCGTTCTGGGTCAGATTCTGCTCTGCCTGAAAACGTTTTCATGAAATCATCGATGATTGATTCCGGGATGGATGGACTGGTTTCCATTAAACGATCGAATTCATCACGATTATGTTTCAAGAATACACCGGCTTCCATTCGTTCATCGGGAGCTTTCGCCAATTCAATACGCACATTGCGTGCGTATTTGTCCCATGCAATCGACGATACACGGTGCGCTTCATTCAATTCTGATATTTTCAAGTATTGCTGAATAGTAGTCAAAATACCGATTAAAATATTGATTGAACCGATCACCATGGGTGCATATATTTTTTGTGTGTCGTTCAAACTGCTTTGAGCGAAGGATGCGGTACCACTGATGGTTGAGAAAATAATTGCAGGAATAGTGAACCACGTATGCATTCGCGCATATTTATTATGCGCACGCGTATTCAACCATTTGTAACATTGGGCGATATCACACCACTCGACCAATATTTTTTCGTTTTCTGGTGACCACTCCACCTTTTTTTTCGATTTGTCGAAATTTGTAGGGATTTCGATTGAAAGATTAGGCGACGCGGGTGTTTCCGACATATACTTAAATAGGAGAAATTACTTTTTCTCGGGTTCATGTGCCGTAATGGGCTCTTCTACTTTTAATGGCTTTAGGTTCCTCTACCTTAATGGGCTCTTCGGCTTTAATGGCTTTAGGTTCCTCTACCTTAATGGGCTCTTCGTCTTTTAATGGCCACAGGTTCCTCAATCTTAATGGCCACAGGTTCCTCAATCTTAATGGCCACAGGTTCCTCAATCTTAATAGCCACAGGTTCCTCTACTTTAATGGGCTCTTCGACTTTAATGGCCACAGGTTCCTCTACTTTAATGGGCTCTTCGACTTTAATGGCCACAGGTTCCTCAATCTTAATTGGCTCTTCGACTTTAATGGCCACAGGTTCCTCAATCTTAATGGGCTCTTCGACTTTAATGGCTTTAGGTTCCTCAATCTTAATGGCCACAGGTTCCTCAATCTTAATGGCCACAGGTTCATCAATCTTAACGGTCACAGGTTCCTCAATCTTAATGGCCACAGGTTCCTCAATCTTAATGGCCACAGGATCCTCAATCTTAATGGGCACAGGATCCTCAATCTTAATGGGCACAGGTTCCTCAATCTTAATGGCCACAGGATCCTCAATCTTAATGGGCACAGGATCCTCAATCTTAATGGGCACAGGATCCTCAATCTTAATGGGCACAGGTTCCTCAATCTTAATGGTCACAGGTTCCTCAATCTTAATGGGCACAGGTTCCTCAATCTTAATGGGCACAGGTTCCTCAATCTTAATGGTCACAGGTTCCTCAATCTTAATGATCATAGGTTCCTCGATTTTTTTAACTTCAGTTAAACAACCATATGCTGATGCCGAAATATCTGAGTTATGACTGACCTGTATAACTTCAATATTCTGGTCAGTTGATTTAATTTCACACGTCTGGCGTAAAATGTTTTCTTCAATTTCATACAAAAATACTTTTATGCGCGCTTCCAATTTTTCTAAATAACGAATGTGCGATGTATGAAAAAAAGATAAATAATTCGTGTATAATATAACTTGTTCTCTAAATAACGCATTTTCATAATGCAGTGTTTGTATAAAATTCCCAATGGACAATCCATGACTTGTCGTTTCTTCGTATCGAATTGTTACCTGTTCTTTTGCTAAAAACTGGTGATACATATGATTCATGGTATGTAAAACATCATTATGTAAATCGACAATCGCACTTGGATTGTATTCGTGAAATGGTTCTAAATCGCGGTATTGTTCATATTTTTTGAAATCGTCTAATGACTCCTTCATTATAATATGTGTATCGCATGTTTGTGTTAAAATAAGATGGTAAAATTTGTAATAATCACCATACATTCGATTATTCAACATTAATGTATAACGCTGAATATTGTCCATTTCAATAATCAACGTTTTGTATTGAAAATAAAACGAATCCAAGCAAAATAGCAAAATCTTTTTTGTATTTTGCTTCACCAGCATGTTATAAATTTCCTTTAAATTGTTAATTTTTTCTTCTAGTTGTATCTTGTGTTGAAAAATGTTCTCCCTGGTCTCCAATATTATATTAAAATCTGCGTGTAATTTATCCTTATTAAATAAATTGGGCGGCGCCATTGTATATACTGGCCCAATCTATTTACAAATACCAAAAAAAATCGTGCGATTTATTTCAATGCCGAAAAATATAAAAATATTTTTATATTTTACAAAACAATGCCTCTTTTTTCTTTTCTTTTCTTTTTTCATCTAATTCACAAATTCGATTGATTCCCACATATTGAAATAGCGGATTTTTTGTTGAACATGTTGTATTTCGGCATTCAACATGTTGTAATCGTGCGTGATTTCCATCTTTTCGTACAAACTATCAAACACTGATTGTTTTGCGTGAATTGGCTCGGCGCTAAACTCATTGCACAAATTACGAACAATGGATGTCTCCGCATATTTTGATGGCGCGCTCATTTTAGAGTCGTCGGTTCCGAATCTTCCGGTGTATATGCGAGAGCAATCGTCATGATTATCATTCATCCATTCGGGAATCTTAGTGTCGTCGTCATCATCCTCGATATAATCTGCACTGCCTTTCGCCGACGCTAAGCTCTCGTCGTCATCATCATCAGAATCAATAAAATCGAGCATGTTCGAATCTGTCGTAATCGTGCTCAAATCCGCATCCGTTTGGTTCAGAATGTTTGATATTTGAGACTGCTCTATTTTTTCGGTGGATGGTAATAATGTAAATCCGCGGTCAGTTCGCTCGCTAACAGACAGATGTGGCTTCACATCCCAGCTCACGGACAAATCGCAGTCATTGTACATGACGTGTGTATTCCATCCAGCCAAAATATTTTTAAGGAATTTTTCGACAAATTCACTACGCATAGGTACAACTGTGATAAATGCATAGTAATGATTTGCAGAGCGCAGCCCACCTCCTGATTTTTGTATTTTTTTTTCGTGCATATCGACAGACCTGATTTGTCCAAGCTGTTTTTTCGAAAACACTCTGCGAATGTCTTCAGCAGTCACTCCCAGACGAATGAATGGAATGAACACATTGTATGCGACAGGGCGCATCGAATTGGTTTTACTGTTACGTTGATTATTCATTTTAAACTTAAATTAAGATACGATTGAAATCTTATTGAAAAAGCATTTCAATTTTATTGCCCCTGCATGGAACTAAACAATTTCTGCACTTACCATTGCAGATATCGAGACACTACATACAGTATAAACAGAATCACAAACCAAGCATATACGCTTTGCGATAGAAATTTGCTCATATTATTTTGCGGCGGTGAATCGAAAGCCGATTTATATATGGACCCGAATAGCAAAATCGCCGAACCTCCTATCAATATATCCAAGATGGGATTTTGCATCAGTGTAGATATTTGAGCCATAATACCCTGTACAAAAAATGAACCGGAACTCAATGCCGGCGACACAATTGCAGATGTCTTTGTCCATGGTGAAATGATTGTTCGCGCTGCACTATTCAGCACGGTGCGTGATTTCGTTTCGCTCATTTTATCTACATTATATAGATAATATAGTTGCATGATGTTTTCATAATTCCGCAAAATGAGACTCTGATTTTATACACCAAAATGCTTGTTTTGATTCGCCCACCATTTCTTGGAAATATGCACAGCCAAAATCCATGGTGTTCAATGCTTCCATTTCCTCTTGCATTTGAGTCAATTCTATTTTTTCTTGGACATCATTTATATGAGTTTGCTTTTCTTGAACCGAAATGGGTTCTTCGTCGCCGTTTGCCCCCTCATCGGATTGCTTCATATAAGATACAATACTCGGGATTACCTTGCCTAAACTCATTGACTCGTCTGGTTCAGACACAGCCTGGCTATAAATTCCAGAAGTAATATAGATAGGTCTCTCTAAAAACCCAGCAAACCGGCGAATGCGTATGATGGATTGGCTGTGAAAGTCCAAGGGAGATGTTGAAAATACGAAAAAATCGCCTAAAACTGGGTGGGGGGACCGCTCATCCAAGAGTGTAATATATTTCGCTTCCTCGTTTTCTCGTTCGTCGTATTCGCTGTATATGTTTTCGTAAGTACTATTCGTTTTTCTACAGAGAAACAAGACCGATGGAATGTCCAAGATAGCACCGTGTTGATTTTTGATATGCATTAAACCGGGGCGTTCATAAAACAAAAATGTGCTATCTTGGTCGATAATATAACCGAACATTTGCTTATGATTCACAATTTCATCAATGGTTGCCCAGTGGCGCCGTACATTTTCGCGCGGCCGAATTCGAAACATGGTCATGTCGAATACCACATATATACTATTTTCTAAACGTTGGCCAATTGCGTATCCCTTGTATAGTTTTTTCAATTCATCTTCACCCAGCTCACTTTCTGGTTCAAACATGTCCAAGAAATGTTTTGTACATTCGTTCTCAAAATACACGTGATTTTGCGATTTCCCGTCCTCATCCTCTTCTGAAACTTGGACATTAGTTGGGCAATGGAAATTGATTTTCGGAAAAGAGAATACCCCCGAGTCCAACTGCATCATATATTGCAAAAATGGTCGATCTCCGGTTGTATTAATTGAATATCCACACAAATAGAGCGTATAATGTTTTGTAATGTCTGTCTCGAAATCACACACATCAAATAATATTTCCAATTCTCCGTCGTTCATGTCCAAGAAATGAAAGGATTCCACAATTTCACGCTCAGTCTCTAATTCTCCGTCAGACAATTCGGACTCGCCTTCACTACCCTCCGATGTATCAACAGGTGGAGCCTGTTTCGCATCTCGCAAATATTGGTTTATAATCTTGGATCGTATTTCTTCGTTTTGAATAAATAAATCGGACATGGATGAATTACGCCTATAAATAGTGGAGAGTTTTTATAGTCACCCGTATTACATAAACTATTCCACGAAACTATATAAAGTCTATTGGGTTAATAATATATCAACTACAAGTCGATACTTCTACTCGTTTTTTGCAGTTAGCATAATTACAGACATGTCTATTCACGACGATTATTCTCTTCCCAGTGCTGAGGAATATGATATGGAACCTGAAATGTGGAACGATGACCAATATGCATCGTCCGGTTCTTCCATCACAGCCAGTGTAACAAACCGACGTTCCAAAGAGGCTATGCAAACGGACACTGGATATTTCTGCATCAAGTATTCCCAAAACAAGCGTCGTTACCGCATTGATGGATACAGCTCAGGTAAAACGCCAGGTGCGGTCATTAGAAACGCGGTTACTGGTATTTATGAGTCGGATTATATGAATAATAAGACCCATACGGTCGGAGCTCGATCCGAAGACCTTTTTTTCAAGGTTGTATTGGCCACAGATTCTGTCGGTTCCGAGCCGAGAACGCTTTTTTACGAAAATATTGATCAGTATGAACGACATTTTAACACAACCGTAAAGGATCACGTCGCACAGAAGTGGCGGGAGAAGAATCAACTAGCACGTATTGAGTATGAGCGCACTGATTCGATTAAACACATTGAATATATCCAGGTGCATTAAATGTATATTTCACATATTATGGAATATTACGTACAGCATATTGATTTAGGCATAGCAAACATGTAATCAAAATGTGGATGTATTGGTTTTGGACAAAAAAATACCCCATTTAAACCGATGAACATTTAAACCGGCACACGAAGTGTGCCTTATTAAATGGTTATCGGTCACGAACCTAGAAGAAAAACGGCACGATGTGCCGTTTTAATTCTTCGACGGTTTAAATTCTCAGGGGTGTATAAAGATGAGTGATACGAATACAAAAACGGGAAATAATACCCCGAGTACGAGTTTTCTAACGGATATTTTAAATAATAATTCATTTTCGCGCATGATGTACAGCGGACCAGGTGGAATTCCATATGCCGCGATTGGGATGATTTCTATTGCTGCCGGTGTATTTAGTTATGTAACGTATGTAGATTATAAAAATGAGTCGGAAGAGGAGGCTGCAAAATTAGCCGAGGCGGAACAGTCTGACGGAATGTTTGCTTCAATTTTTGGAGAGAATAAAAATGCAGACGATGAAACATTGGGAACTGATGAAAATAATCTGGGTGATGGAACAACTGAAAATCAACCAGCCGGTGATGAAACAACGGGAACAACTGAAAATAAACTGGGTGATGGAACAACTGAAAATCAACCAGCCGGAGAAGAAGTGGGGACCACTGAAAATAAAACGAGCGCAGAACCGGGCGAAGAGTTCAAACTGGGTGGGCGAAATAAAAAACGCAAGTCAAAGCGTAAATCGGTGCGGTTTGCAAAAAATAGTAAAAAAAACAGAACCCGCGGTAAATCCACGCAAAATTGATTCAAATTATGTTATGCTGTATAATACACAACATAATCACATGCAAACATGATTCACCTATTACGCTCCGTCCCCGCACATGAGGACTTGTGTAACCAACTAGCACAGTGTATTGACGAACTATTTTCAAAACACACGTATTCCAAGTTTTATTTATCATTGGGTGGTAAAATAAACGAGGATGTTGTGAGTTGGACTTACCCGCGCATTATAAACGTCCCGTCTAACGCAAGTTACCAAATGTACCCTCACCATTTACGCACATATATTCCAGAAAAACGCGGATTAATTGTAGTCATCGACCAATTTAGTTCCGATGAGTCGTATGAGCAAAATCGGGCCGCTTTAGACCGCATTCTGCGAGACTCGAATAAAAATATGGATATTATTATGCTGGATCAACGTATAAGTGCATCTTTCATTGAAATGCTCGTGCATACAATTCTACCCCTTTTATTTGAACACGGAATATACAGTACCGACTGCATATTCGCAAACTACATTCGATTTCGCAATCCGAACGAGGCCGATTTTCATACAGAAGAAATCATCCCCAAAACGATGCAACGTGCATTAGACAATGAATGTTCGGGTAAATACGACGCGTGTTTCTATCAATGGTATGGATATACATATTATCAATATCATTATATTTATTGTTATAAACATTACCACTTATTTCGAATGATGCACGCAAATTCGATAACCAAAATATTAAAGGACACATTCAATACCACGCAATTAAACTCGGTCAATATGAATACAGTCTCGATTCAATTGAAACGTGAAACACATCCAAAACTGAGTCTCATACAGGACCGCGTGTGGCGCGAATTTTGCAATAACGTAATATGCATCGTAATATAATTTTCCCAATTAGCAATGTTATTGCAATTGATCTAAACACCGCTCAAAAAAATCATCCGTTGCACGTCTATCCGCACCAGTAGTCATATCGTCCGGAATGTAATGTTTATTTCCTTTATAATAACACAACATTGCGGGGATTCCGCGAAGAACCCGTTTATTTTTTAAAAATCCATAAACTTCGAAATTATCATCCACGTCGATTAATCCGCACAATACCTGGTCTGCGGGCATTTTTGCAAACCACTGATTCACGCACGGTTCAATCATTTTGCAGGGCCCACACCAATCTGCCCCAAATTTCAAAATAATGATGCCGGGATTATGGTTTAGTAATTCAGAAAAAACCCCCATTGTTTTTATATCCTTGATGATTGGCGCGTGACTCATTACTTTATATAAGAACTGAATATATCTTTATACAAGGGACCCCTTTATACCATTGTATAGAGTAAAATTGATTATCATCTGAATCAATATTTTGATTTATATACCTCTAAATCAAAATAATGGTTGAATATCTACATCATATATACGCGATAGTCATCGCATTGCTCACATTCATAATTGCGGCCGAGCATTACATTATACAACAATTCAATCTGAATATAGATGTGGAATATATAATGCCGGTAAAGTATAATCTATATCAACCGCGTAATCGAACTCATATTATACCATGCTATTACCAAGCCCGTCCGGAAATACGTCACTAGCCACCTCAAGATTTGTCTCCTTTTGCAGACTTATATCTGTATATTTTTAAGCACCTTACCAATTTCGATAATATACTCATTTTCTCTTGCGTGGGTGCAGGTTTTATCTCAGGAGAACTCGAGTTAGCATTCTCAATTACCTGTTCAACAACAGGCTCGACAACAGGTTCAACAACAGTGACGACAACAGGCTCAACAACAGGCTCAACAACAGGCTCAACAACAGGTTCAACAACAGTGACGACAACAGGTTCAACAACAGGTTCAACAACAGGCTCGACCACAGGTTCAACAACAGTGACGACAACAGGCTCAACCACAGGCTCAACAACAGGCTCAACAACAGGCTCAACAACAGGTTCAACAACAGTGACGACAACAGGTTCAACAACAGGTTCAACAACAGGCTCGACCACAGGTTCAACAACAGTGACGACAACAGGCTCAACAACAGGCTCGACCACAGGTTCAACAACAGTGACGACAACAGGCTCAACAACAGGCTCGACAACAGACTCGACAACAGACTCGACAACAGGCTCAACAACAGGTTCAACAACAGGTTCAACGACAGGCTCAACAACAGGCTCAACAACAGACTCAACAACAGGTTCAACCACAGGTTCAACCACAGGCTCGACCACAGGTTCAATAACAGGCTCGACCACAGGCTCGACCACAGGCTCGACTACAGTAATTACAGCCGCAACATTTTCCTCCGTCTCGGGAAAAAATTTCACATCTTTATTTACTATACTGGGTTCTTCAATCACTTCATTCACGTGTTGAACATCGACACTTAATTGTTTCGCCGCAATAATTTCTTCACCTACCGTTTCGGCTACATTCAATATTGTTTTGAATTCTTCACACTCGCTCATTGTGGTTGTATAACATTAACACAGATATAAACAAATCAACACAAACTAACGACACTTGAAGTTCCCAACCACGAGAACAACAATATAATAATTTTTGAAGCATAAAATACACGCCGCAGATTCAAAAAAAAAAGGATTTCTCCTAAATTTTTATAGTTAGTTAAATAAATTACAACACAACCCTATTTTTTTACACGGAGCTCACTGTTTGACCATTATTTTCGACCGAATCGCATTCACCGCAATACTCCTCCCCGGCAGAAAGCTTTACCCCGCATCCGGCTCCGCTCGCGCCTGGACAAACACAGATATTTTCTCCGCGAAGAACTATGTTGCGAAGACGGTCCATCTGATTATTCATAATCAATTCGCGCCACTTATGCTGTTGGTCAAACAACTGATGATACGATGCGAGCGCATGATTGTAATGCGCAAACGTAACTTGAGCATTCATACGAAGTTGCTCATTTTCACCGCGCAATTTCGCAATTTCGGATTCTAGCATCGCGGCATAATCGGCATCAACCATTGAGAAGTCTTCTTCTGGTACAAACGCGGCTTCTTCTTCGGTATATAGAATGTGCTGGCTGCTATTGGGCGCAGACTCGATGGATACTTCATCGCTGTCGCAAGCTTCAACAACTTCCGCGTGAGGTGCAGGTGTCGGTTTGCGAGTGTTTTCGAGCAAGACCCAATACACATGTTGGGTGTGAGAATAATGCACACGGGACATGCCGTCGCGCCGTAATTCCTCAAGAATCGGCATCGCGCCGGCCTGGTCGTACAATCGATCAAAATAAACATACGCCTTTTTATGTGCGCGCTTGCTGTCGCGCCTGTTTTGTTCGACAAATTCGACATGAGTCACTTCGCCGATATTCATGCGCTTAAACGTCTGCTTCACCATTTCCTGTGTAATGTTGGCATACACACTTGGGATGTAAAATGAGGGTTGAGACGACATTGTTGATACTGATACTTAATTCAAACTTGATTGGTTTAGAGATGCTGTTCATTCGATATCAAAATGGCCTTTCAATTTTATGTCGAATGAGATGCGCCAAAACATGCATTTTTTTATATTCAAGTACTATAATGTCCATTGCAAATCATAATCTAAATATACAGAATTATTCGCTCGATGAGCTTCTTGGACTGTTCGAACTACACACATATGAAATTACATTGGAAGATATGAAACGCGCCAAGAAAAAGGTCCTCATGCTTCATCCAGACAAATCGAAATTAGACCCCAAATACTTTCTTTTTTACAAAAAGGCGTTCGAAATTGTCGTACAATTTTACGACAATCAACACAAGCAAAATCAGACGGTGTCTGCGGAAAACGCGCAATATAATACGTTGGACAATGAGCACAATAAAGCAACCGCATCCAGAATCAGCAAAACCGTGCAACAAATGGGATCAGATGGATTTCATAACAAATTTAACCAATTGTTTGAGCAAAATAACATGGTTGAGCGACCAGATCCGTCCAAAAACGCGTGGTTTTCACAAGAGAAGGCGGCCTTTGATATACCACAAGGAAATGTTTCCAGCAAAAATATGGGTCAGGCCTTTGATACGATCAAACAACAGTCTGGTGGATTAGTTCGATATCAAGGTGTCCGTGATTTATATTCGAATCCAAGTGCGGGATCATCATCGCTTTATGGCGAAGACGACGACCACGCATATGTAACCAGCGACCCATTTAGCAAATTAAAATTCGATGATTTGAGAAAGGTACATAAGGACGAAACCGTGTTTTCGGTCAGCGAGCGCGATTTCCAAAAGGTGCAAACATATGGTTCCGTAGATGAATTCAATCGAGCACGAAGCCAATACTCCTATGATCCTATGGAAAAGGAAAAGGCAGACCAAATATTATTAGAACGGGAACGCCAGACGCGCGAAAAAATGATGCAAAAGGAATATCAAGCAAATTTGATGTCGCAACAATATGCTGAAAAAAACAAGACAGTATTGGCGACCTTTTTGCAATTGCGAGACGGCAAGGCATAGCCGATTTTTAATTAGTGCGCTTCGGCGTCAGAATTGTTGCTACTTGGAACATTGGGCAGTTCAGACTGGGTAAATGTAGTCATTACTTGCACTCGGCTCGGTGTCGCGTATGCACTTGTGGGCGCACGCGATAATGTGGTCGCCAGATTCGCCGGAAGATCGTCGGGCACATCAGTAACCGTGTTGCATGCATATTGACGCCCCTGGCTATCCTCGCGTATTCCAGCATATTTTGCAAAATTTGGCGTGCCGAGTGTTTTATCCAATACCGAAATATCATCGCGCAACCCAATCAACATGGCGTCCTCGGTCAAATTATGCGTAGTCATGAAATTCGCAATGAACGATCGCATCAATCCAATATCGCGACGAAAGTTTGTCGCGTTATGCAGAAACACTTCCATGTCTAGAATCGGTCCTGCATTAAATGCCGGGTCGACATCATTTAATAGAGACATGCCCGCATTCATCCGTCGCAACTTCGGTGGTCGAATCATATCCATGCACGGCATCTGCCTCGCTTTCGACATTAGCAGCTGTACGTGCATTCTTAACCAATGCTTTTCCATAAAATATAAGTCGTCTGTAGGAAACGGTAAATGCGCATCAACACTTGCGATCAATGGCGGCATATCCGACGCACTGTGTTCATATTGTCGATTTGTTCGACTGCTAATTCCCGATATGCCGACTGTACAAATATCCGGATCATCCGATAATATGTGATAATATTTGACCGAGTCAGAACACAATGTACCGATAGACAATTGTTCGACAAACTCGCCAGTCAAGTAATCGTATATGCGCCCATGAGTCACTTTCAAAACAGTCTGCTCCAGTAACCGATGCAATTCATTGAATACTATTTCGCCATATACGTTTCCGGTATGTTCTAATTGATTCACAAACCAATTTGACGATATCGGCGAAACGTGACCCATCGCGCGCATCACGTCTGCACTATGTTCGTCGCCTAGTGCGATAAAACTCATTGAAATATCCTTTGGAACCAACGCGGCCAATTCATCTGGATCACTAATTCCGACCGTAGGCTCGCCATCTGTTAGTAAAATGCCGACGCGTCTGTTTCGCGGAATATCGGCCATGTCTGTACCAATATCTTCGCTCAATTGACGAAGGGCCAATCCAATATCCGTCAAATCGCGGGGGCGCATTTTGGATAAAATCTCGACCAATTGACCCACATTATCAGGGGTGACTTGAACTGGTGCAATGTATGGGTGCGATGCGTTATCAAATCCGGTCACCTGCACATAAATATTTTCGCATTGTTCTGCGAAGTAATGCATCATATTCGTGAGTGTATGAATAATTAGCTGCATCTTTGTTCGCCCGTCCGATGTCTTATCGGACATGGAACCCGATACATCTACTTGAAAATGAAACAATGTTGGCTGCGTCGTAATGGTCTCCGTGCCCATTTGAATGCATAATACACCATAATGCTCATTTTCCTTACGCGCAAATGTGGTTATACCGATGTCGGGTAGGTTTCCACACTGACCCGGATATTGAACCCAGGCGTTTCGAATGGGATGGTAAAATTCCGTCATTATTATAAGAATACTATGAAATAACTATTTATACTTAGTTCATAGGTCCATTTACGAAATCAATTTTGTTCTATACATTATAATCCATAACACCCTGTTGGATGTCGGAGTAAGACTTTCGCTGTTTTCCCAATTTTGGATGAAATTCGTACCACGCACTCTGTGGTTGCAACTTTTTCCAATATTGATCAATGCAATATGGGCCTCTCACGTTGTCTTGTTTGCTTGTAATCGGTTCCAATTGCGCAATGCCTTCGTCATAATTCTGTAATAGTGTTTCCGCAAAATGTTTATTTACCATATATCCAGAGGCGGTTTGAGAATTCTGCACCTTTTTCAACCAGGGATAGTCTGTATCTGTAAATTCGCCGGTGTTCGATGAAAGCATACACACATCATAAGGTACGTTATTCGAAAACAAATTGTTCAACATTTCATGCACGATATTACGATCTTGTGTAAATTCGAAATCGTCTTCGAAAATAATGCAATTTTTGTAAGAAGAATTTGCAAATTCGCGCAAAGCTTTCGCGTGACTTTTACTGCAACCAAGGTCGCCGAATTTTTTGTTGTAATGACCCGAAATACGGACGATCTTATTTTCAGGAATACCCACCTTCTCAAATTCTCGTAGCATCTCCGTGTTTCGGTCAGTTCGATGGTCTAAATTGATATAATAAACGACATCAATATTAGTTAAAAACGGGTTTTCATTCGATGGTGTAAAAGGCTCTTTTTGGGTGCCCGTGTGCAGACTCCATCCAATAATAGACAACATAAACACAATATATAGTGTTTGCAATTGTACCCGGTTCATATTATTATACTATTATAATATTATAAACCGCCGTTTATTTTGATGTTATACAATCAATATATTTGTTATGAATTATACATTCCTTATTAAATTTTCGCCCAAATAAACTTTTACTGCCCAATAAATATAATAACTCATCCTCTGTAATAAAACTATAATTTTTCAATTCACTATTTGATGGATATTTATAATCCATTCCTTCCCAATTTACAAATGTTGTAGCACCGTTTGCTACATTTGGTGTTGTAATTAGTTCATGCTGTAAATTATTATAGAAAATATTTGTAATATAACAATGTTCATCGGGAACAGTAGAAGAATAATTGAACCAATTAATGTAATCATTATTATTGAGCATTAATTCTGTATGTTTTCGATTAAGAATACACCATTGTCCTGCTTTTTGAATATATTTTTTATCAATGTAATTTAATGTAGTCTTACATCTGGGAAAACATTGTGATTGTGGTGTAATATTAAAATATGAATATCCTTCATTTAAACTATTATATACGTGTCCAAATGATTTAAGAGGTATGCATGAATTCGAAACAAAAATAAAATGTTGATTGTCCTTATCAGAAATTGCTTCTTGTAATAACAAATTTTGAGCCTTTACTATTGTGATATCCGCATATTTCGTTTCAATACAATTCGTCAATTTATATTTTTCAAAATATTTTAATGGTTTATTAAATTTATAATGTACATAAATGTTATATTTATTCGCATCAACGTCTTTGAAGAAAAAATTCCACAACTCTTCGTGATTTATAATATCATAAATTAAAAAGCAAAATGCGATTTTTTTCATAGTTGTATTAAATTAAATTATAACCTTTAAACCCTTGTATAATTACAATGTCCCATTTTACATAATAATTTTACTTACCCGCTAAAATTATTATATTATATCCCGTCTATAGTGTAAAAGTATTCGATATATCTTCCAGTTCATCCAGCGAATGTGGTTTGGAATGTCTTATATTTTCATCCACGTGCTTATGTTTCATTCTCGATAAAATATTAGTTACTAATGGGTTTTGATTCGATTCGGTGGAAACCACGCGATCCGACTTAGACCGCCCATTCTTCAATATTTCAATTTCATCGCGTAATGTTTGCATGTATCCAGTCATGCTCTCCATAAACTCTTTTAACATCATCGGGTCGCTGTTTGTAGATGCCGTTTTACGATTGGTTCCGCGCAGGGCAGATTTTAACTGTGCTCCGCTCTCTTCTACCTGAGGCAACCATTTCACATTTTTCGGTGGCGGTTCATCGGTAATATCATTATACGGAAATTTTGCACTGCGCACAATGGGTTTGTTTATTTTTTGAGAGTCAAATGATGCGCCATGAAATGTACTTGCACTCGTACTCGGCTCCAATGTTCCTAAATTGACTACATCCAATTGTATTCCGCCCTTTGCATTTGGAGCAACGTCTTGTTTTGCACCAAACGTGCTCATTATTTCATATTCTCGCTGTTTCATGTGCTGCTGAATCAACTCTTCCATATTTTCAATCGGTTTGTCTTCGGCGGCAATTGCGCGAAAATCAACATCCTGTCCCGGACCCCGTTTCAACATTTCACCATATTCTTGTTGCCGTGTGCTAAACTGTTTGTTCAATTCCTCGTGTTTTTGATCTAATATGAAATCGCGAGTAACTGCCTTTCCCTCTAAAGTGCTGGATGGGAATTTGACTACTTCGCCATGAGATGCGGGTGTTGGTATAGGTCCCGAAAATCCCATAAATGGAGTGTGAATTGGCTGAACAACCTCACGCTTATTCAAATCCTTCATCATATATGTCACCGTATCGCGATTCAATTGCTGTAATTCTTGCACAGACAAAAGTTTGAATTTATTGTGTTCATAAAATTGTTCGATGATTTCGCGAAACCATTGTTCTCTGCCCCCCTGGAATTGCTGAAATTTCGGAACTTTATTCATACTATCCCATATCAATTTTTGATTCTCTTCGAGAATATAGAGAGACATGCGAATTTGATGTATTTGGATACTAAAATATATGTATAAGGACGCAAGTCTTTGAATACTATTACGTCAAAATGATATTTGGTGTAATTCAAATATCATGTTGTTATTAATATTCGATGTATTTAGTGTGGAATTCTAAAATCTTCTTTTTGTATGACGAGCAAGTTATTCTGTCGGTAGAGCTCTACATATTCCATCCGCCGCAAATCTTTTGTATTTTTCAAGTATATTCATACATGCGATCAATGTATTTTGACTGCAATCAATTGGTGAATTAGTTGGCCGCCGGTCTAAAGCCAAATTACGATATCTATTATATATTGCATCCCATTTTGGATATATAGAACTAGCATATATTCGACTGAATAATACGGTTTTTTGTGCTGGGTATTTATTAGCATTAATTATAGATAATATACTTTCGGCCATGCATCCAATATGACCCAATATGGTGTTATATTGTAGATCGCTTACCCTTCCAGTTGCAATTAGATTTTTGTAATCCGTATCAAAAATCTTGTTTAGTCCGGCAAAAGTCTTATAGTTACCGTTTTTATTTAAATCACTCAGCACGTCTGTTAAATTTGATGTTTTACCAATGTCGTCGATTATTGTCTTGTTCGTAATTCCATACGGCGCGAAAAACGTGATTAACGCATTGCTCGGCTCAGGTGCGGTCACAGTTGCACTCGACGTCGAACTCGCCGGTGCTGTCGCCGGTGCTGTCACGGACGCCTTCTTGCCCGTTTTACATTGACGGATTTGCTTCATCGAATTCGCAAGTAGCGGTGCGTCGCTATCATCATACGTAAAACGAATGAATTTGCTAATGTGCGGTTTCTCCTTGCGCCCCTTTTTCATAACTTCGATCAATTCATCAACTTCGCCGGTTCGTTTCTTTACCAAATAACTGATGTTTGCGGCAACATCCGAATCATATGGAAAAATAGGGTCTTGGTGTAATTGCATATCTCGTCCAATATTATTATCGAGTAAATTGCGATGTAATTCCACAACTGCGTATTCTCGCGTAGCATACCCACCATGTATTGTTTTACGTCGCTTGCCGCGACTCGTTTTCAGTTTCTTCGATATATTGCGTTTTCGTTTTGCGTGTGAACCACGTTTCCGATGTTTCTGTGTATAAGGCATAATTACATTATACATAGATTTTTTACAGGAGAATAAAAAGGGGGCGCGTTATACAGGGTATTGGACCCAGGTTCCTTAATTAAAATACACATTTCGATACACGCGCATTATCCCATCGTGCAAACCCGGTTTCGTAAATAAATCCAGAACGCGTTTCATGGGCAATCTCACGCTTCCGCCACGCATCTCTGTGCCCCCACCGCCATGCATCATATTCAAAATGCGACGGTCCAACTTCCTCGTTAAACACGTCACAATAAAAAAAATCGAATACATACCACATTCAGAGTTCGTTTTTTGATGGTCGTAATCATTCCTCATATATTTAAACAGAATCGGTTTCTCTAAATCTGCCCCCTGTTTCATAATTTCATTTTTCAATCGGCTCACCGCATGTGGTACTGGATGCAGCGCACTATCATAATAAAATATCAGCCCTTCATCTAAATCAATGAACATAGAAACCCAATGGGACCCCGGTTCGTCATGTTCGTCTAAATTAAACACCACGCCAAGTTTCCGTTTTCCACGGTCAATCAATCGCTGCAAAGACAATCTACATAAATCATTCCAAACACACTGCCCGCCCTCTTCTTCCAAACGTGTATCGTAATTAATCGCCGACGGGCCGAGCAGTTTAAACTCTGGGTGCGCAGTCTCATATTGTCGCAAAACGTCCGCTATATCAAAATTTGATAGCCAAAATGTGGGGTCTTTTTTCCATTCTCGCGGTTTATCGGGCGCGAATAAGATTTCGTCCAGTTGTCTTCGCACATCCGGTTCTTTAATCTGATTTAACCAGCAATCCTCTTTTGAGCAATGACTCAATCGTTCGCGCAATTGGCGCAACACGTCTTCGTGATCCGACCCAATGATTCGTTCGTGGGGGTCGCGCCCGCTATTGTATGCAGCCTGTATTTTGAATAGTGCATCCGGTGTATAACAAGTATCGTTCGATATTCGCTTTTCTGCTACACCGGGATTACAGTTCATGTGACTTGGCGACACATAGTTTTCAATTTTGGATCGGCGTGTCTTGGACCGTTTGCCCTCTTTTTTACGTTTCATTGTATTTTTTATTTTCTTTCGACGTTGTTTCTGCGTCATGGTAATAAAATATATACTATGTATAGACTTTCTCGTTGCACACATATAACACCATTAAAAAATCAATGATTCGATTCGGGTATTGATTTGAAACAATGCGCATTATTTATACTTTATATTCGAAGTAAAACCCTTTTGTGTGTTTTCTTTCCTTGCTTAGAACCTTTCCGATTAAACTTTCAAGTAAGTTCAATTCGATCGCACACTCTCTGATCGAGCTAAAATCCTTTATTGGATTTTTATTTATCGCATTATCATATTGAACAATACATCTTTTATTTGGATTTAATCCAGTATCATATGCATGTTGTATATTTTCTTGATTGGATACCCATTCAAGATTTTCGACACGATTATCTAAAGTATCTCCATTCTTATGATTTACGATATCTTTTTTAATATCATCATTTGCTAGAAATGTGATGGCGACAAGTCTATGTATTTTATTTTTTTTATATTCATAATATCCGCTAGATGAACCATTTGTTTTAACAGTCGTAAATTTATCCTTTATTGTGTATTCTTTAAATACACAGTTAGATCCTTTTCCGACACGATTCTGCATCTTAATTGGTATTTTTAACCTTCCGAAATTCGATATAGAATGATAATATGGTATCCCCTCTAATACGAGACGTGGAATGAGTCGTTCATCGACTTGTTTCCATTCTTCGTTTTCAAGATTTGAACTAACATTTTTATAAACCCAGGAGAATCCGTAACATTCTGTTTTGTTCAATATTGAATTTTTAACATTCTGACCCAAATTTCTACTCAAATCCCTTAATTGTTTTTCATTTTTATTTTTAGTCAAACCATTATTTTCATTACAATTTGTTATAATCCATTCTGAACATAAAGCATAAGAATGATATGTTTCTAAAATATTACCGGCTTTATCGGTTCGTTCAATTGTATGAGAACCATAACCATTTTGTTGATTTTTTACATGCCCAATATTATTTGCCTGTTCTTTGGCGGTTGCCCATCGTAAATTAGATACACTGTTATTTGTTTTTTCGTTGTGATTGATATGATCAACCGACGATTTATTGTCGGGATTGTCTATAAATGCATCTGCGACTAAACGATGCCTATGCATTTGTATTATTTTTCCATCCTTAGATAGCCCATTACGAATATATCCATCTGGATCTGGTTTGTCCCTTAATATTTTTACCCTTTTGTTTGGAAATGAACTCTTTAATCGTCCATTGCTGCTAACATGATAATACGGAAACCCGTTTGCTTCTTTCCACGTTTCTTCCATTTAATTTTAGTTTTAGTTATAAATGTATTAATCTATTATATTAAATTTATATCAATTTTACACCTTTGGATATTTACGATGCATATAAGCGCAACATAAAATTGAATTAAAAAATATAAACGTGATAATATGTATATTTTTAAAATGAACATTTTCATAGAGATAACTTTCAAGGAAGAGGTATCGGATCACGATGGATATTGCAGCGGTGGCGAATGCGAACTTTCGACGCGCATATACAAAAAAGTAGTAGAAGTAGAGATTCGCGAAATTACAAATAATTTACAACATTTCATCAAGTATGCAGATGAAGTTAGCTGTAACGATGACGGATCGTACTATTGTGATTTGCACGAAGATGCTGAAAATGCTGGTTTACAACATCACGAGGGCCGCGTTACCGTTTTGAAAGTTAAATTGGTCGATATAAACAATAAATAAACTAAACTCGGCGTTTTAATGGCCAAAGCTTGCAGGCCTTGATTTGTGTGCGCTATTCAAATCAGTCATTTTCGGCCGGCTCTTTTATCCGGGGAATGAAATTATCCATCGTTATGCGCCGCCCCATTTTTTTCATTGGAATTTGCTGCATATGTGGTTTCTCCTTAGTACGTAAAGGGTTCGGTGGTTCATTCATGCTTGCTGGGAACAATACATCGTCGTCCTCATCGGACCCCTCGTGTGCGAAATCCTTTTGCATTTCTTCCGACCGTTCCTTTATTTCTAAATATCGGATTACAATACGTGCATATTGTTGAAATGCATCTGAAACTTCGGTACTATATGAAATCGTCGAGTCGCGCAACATATGTTTCGTCATATCCAACACCGGTCTTTGATATTTCTCACAGTCCAAGATAAATTGTTGCTGTTCTTCAAATTTTTGAGTATCTGTTTTGGACAAATATTTCGCATAATTGGTCTTATTCAGCAGTAATTTCATGGTAAGCTCATCAATATACTTATTATCGGACACACATTCTTGTACATCCGCGCCTTCGACGAAATTATTTTCTTGGTCGGTAGGTTCCATTATACTGAGCAAACAAAAAATTTAGTCCGTTTTCTTCAATGTCTTGGTGAATTTGCCTATCTTGATTTTTTTGATTTTCTGCGATTTGCGCAGGATCTTCGCCTTAAGTTTCTCTTCGGCGGCAGCGGCCTTCCTGATCTTTTTCTCTTCAGCTTCGGTGGCCTTCCTTATCTTTTTCTCTTCGGCTGCAGCGATCTTCCTGATCTTTTTCTCCTCTTTTTCGACCTTACGGAGTTCCATCTTTTCACGGGTTACCTTTTGTGCCAATTCAAAACTTTCTCGAAATGGTTCAAAATCCTCTCTGGTTTTTTCCGAATATTTTTTGACTAAATCCTTCAATATGCCGTCTTTGAATTCTTCGCGTAAATCCCCCTGCTTTCGCAGTGTTTTACGTAGCGCCTTTTCTGTGCGTGCCGTTTCTTTGTCTTCGCGTTTTTGTTCTCGCGCAACAGATTTCACCGCAGATTTCATTTTCCGCAACGTTTTGTTGCGTTTCTTGGACAGGTCCTTCAAATGTTCAGCTAAATCCTTCTTCTCCTCTTCTGTTTCCTTTGTTAACGTCTTCTTCAGCCCCTTCCCCTCCTTTTGCAGATCCTTCAGGACGCTTTTCACCACGGAGCGTTCTAATTCGCTCAAATTATTGCGCAATAATTTCTTCACTTGCTGAATCTTGGACTTGTGTAATCCCAATTTCGTTTGAAGACCGTCCTCTAACGTTTTGATGTGCGCATTATACCCATCAATCTGTTCGTTTATTTCCGCAATAAGGGGGTGTTCCTTCGCCGCTTCTTCGAAATCTTTATTTGTCGAAATGGTTTTCCCACACTTGTATTTCAATACATAGTAAATGCTTTTTTGAAACTTTTCCATTTCCTCTGGATTTTCAGTTACATATTCACGAACTTTCGCCAATGCGCCCTTACGAAACATCTTCTTAGTTTTCACTTCCGTGCGAATTTGCTTAATCGCATCCTTCAAATTCTTGGACTCTGTCTTGGCCTCGCGTACCAATGCGCGAATTTGCACGTTCGCTATTTTCAAACACCCCTTTTTCACAACACCTTCGTAATCTGCACACAAATCGCGAATTACGTAGAACCGCGATGCGTCCAAATCCTGCAAATCCTTATCCATTTTCTCATCTTCATCATCCGCGCGTTTTTTCAATGCATCAATTTCCTCATTCATCTGACTTCGCACATACTTCCTATCCATTTTCGCAACTTCTTGGACATCTTCTACCAAAGGTGCTGCGACGTGATGCAATTGGGGCTGGGCGAACTGGCGTGCATCCTTTTCGCGATTTAAATAACTAATATGTCCGGCAATATCGTCTAAATACAGTGCCTCCCCTTCTTTATGAAACACACCTTCACTATTCAAATATTTGTCTGCAAACACGCCAAACTCTGCAGGCATTTGCTGATCGCCCATTTTACATAAATTCACCAATTTCACCAATTCCATTGGATTC